CGTACCTATTAGGCAAGGCGATCGATACCGGATGGAATCATTCGGTCTATATGGTGACGGTTGTTCAGCCGAATGCCGATCACATTCAAGGCCGCATTCGCTCTTGCGAGTACACCAAGGCCGATCTTCTCAAGTACCAAAAGCAATTGCGCGCCGGGATCAAGCGTAACGAAGATGCCGAACTCGACAGCGCTTGCCCGGATCAAGGGTTCAAGACCGTTGATGAAGATTGGGCCGCGTCGTTCTTGGTCGCTGGCGATCACTGCATGTTCTGCGATGCGCAAGCGCGGTGCCCTGCCCGTCAAGCGCTCGCGCAAGAGGCGGCGGGAATCGACTTCAACGATGAACCGGCGGAAATCGAATTCGAACGCAGCGAAGAGGAAATTGCGCGGATCATGCGTTGGATTCCGATACTTGACCAGTTCAAGACGGCTGTTGTCGGCTACGCCCAACGCGCCCTTGAAAACGGATACGAAGTCGAAGGGCAGAAGCTTGTGCAGCGCGGCGCGCATCGCAAATGGAAGAGCGAACCAACGCCGCTCACGGCGAAGGCCATCGCGAAGCGATTCAAGCTCGCCGTTGAAAAGCTCTTTGAGAAACCATCGCTCAAGAGCGGCCCGCAGATTGAGAAGATGATTCCGGCGAAGCGCCGCCAAGAGTTTTCCGACGCGTACCTCTTCAAGCCAGAAGGTGTGTTGACGATCGCCCCGGTTAGCGATCCGCGTCCGGCCGTGAACCGTAGCGCGGGCGACGACTTCGCCGACGATTTGGAAGACCCGGAGGATTTCGGATGATTCTCATGTTCGAAGGGCTGCGAATTACCGCGACATGGCCTGAGCTTGGACTCGGCGCGTTCGTCGTGTTGCTTATGCTCGCGATTGTCACTGTTACCACGTACGGACTAAGATAGGACTCCCGAATGCGCATCGCTACCGCCAAGATCAAAACGTTTTACATCACTGCGAAAGATGGGGATCGCACCGTTCATTTAACGGTCCGCGTCGGCCCCGGTAACGGGCTTATGAAAGACGAAGCCGACTCGATGAAGGCGACGCTTGCGGACGCATTGGTTCGCGCGCTCGACAGCAAGACGATCAAATTCTTTCATCCATATCTTTCAAAGATCAAGGTCATCCGATGACGGCCCCATTCGTCAAGACCAACACGCCTGATCTAGCAGCGATTGATCACGCATTGGCGCATGTCCGCGCCGAAATCCTCCGTTCGATCGATAAACACGGCTCGCCATTTCATTCGGCACATGAAGGTTTCGCGATCCTTGACGAAGAGCGTGACGAACTTTGGGATGAAGTGAAAGCGAACGATCAATTTCGCGCACGCGAAGAGGCTATTCAGGTCGCAGCTATGGCGACGCGTTTCTTTATCGAGTGCTGATTTTTATAACGTGAGTAATTGCTATGGCGAACAATGGTTACGCCGCGCTTGTCGCGGTGCGTGCGGACGCGTCGGGAAAAAAGCGTCGCAAGCTTGACGATTACGAAACACCGCAACCGCACACGGCCCAACTTCTCGCGCATGTGAAGTTCCAAGGTCCGACGATCACCGAACCGGCGTGTGGCGGCGGTCTTATGGTCCGCGCGCTGCGCTTCGGAACCGGCTTGAAAGTGCTTGCGTCCGATTTGAAGACTGGCGCGAACTTCCTCAAGCGTACGCAGAAGATCGCGGGCGATTGCATCACGAACCCGCCGTACGGCAACGGCAACGCCGACGCCTTCGTGACGCACGCCTTGAGCCTCACGGAAGGCCGAGTCGCGATGCTCATGGAAGCGAAGTACGTCTTCGGCTCGCGCCGCTATCAATGGCTGTTCAGCCAGACGAAGCCTGAAAAGGTCATCGTCATTCCCGAACGCATTTACTTCCTTGTCGCCGGGAAGCCGCTCAAGTCGCAATTCTTCAATCACATCTGGATCGTCTGGCCTGATCGCAAGACCCGACTCAAAGGCGGCTACGCCTGCGAAACGATTTGGGCCGAACCATCGGGGGATTCGATATGAACAACCTTGAAGCGTCGTTAAACACCATCGTTCGGGAATCGCAACGGCGGTCTAAACGTTTCGCTATTTACTACATCGCCGCCCTTGCGGTGATTCTGCTTGTGTTCATCGCTGGTCTTCGACTCGCATCCGCCCATGATTGGTACGATCGCGATTGCTGTCACAACGAAGACTGCGGCCCTGTGCCGACTGAGGAAGTCGAAGAGCTTTCGGACGGCGATTGGAAACACATTCCAACCGGAGCGGTATTCAAAAAGAGCGAAGGCCGCGTTCGTCCTAGCCATGACAATCACTTTCACGTCTGCATAGGCAACGCCGAACACAACAAAGGGCGCGCGTACTGCATTTATATTTTGCAGGGGACGTGAGCCATGATCGCTCTTTCAAAGATTGAGTGCGAAGGCATTTACGACGCGGCGCGAACCATCTTCAAGAATGATCTTCACGCTCACAGCGTGCCGGAAGCGATTCTTTCAGGCAACGCTAAGCGGATCGTCATCACGCAATCGATGTGGAAAGCGCTCGCGATCATGGACGTTTGCGAAACGATCATCGGTACGCAACTCGACAACCCGCGTCGTGAATTCGACATTTCAAAACAGCGTGCCAAACACCCGCGCCGCTGATTTTCAAACGGAGTCATTGTCATGCGTACGCGGCTCGATTGGGTCAAATACCACGCCGATTTTTTCACCTTCCCGACTCTCGTTTCCGTCGTGCTGTATTGGCAAAGCGCGTTCATCGCGTCACACCCGATCGTCGCCGCGCTCGCGTTCGTCTGGGGTTTCGTCTTTTGGACGTTTGCCGAATATTGGATTCATCGCGTCGCGCTGCACGGCATGTTTTGGCACGGCACGCACGAACAGCATCACAAGAACCCAAGCGAGCATGTCCTGTTTCCGCTTTGGTATGTGCCCGGCAGCTTCGTCGCGATCTTCGGCGCGTTCTATCTGTTGAGCCTGATACACATCGCGGCGTTCGTCGCGTTTGCGGGCTTTGCGGCCGGATACGTTTGGTTCACGAACATGCACCATCTGCTGCACCATATCGATTTGGTGCCTCAGACATGGTTGCACCGCTTCGCGATCTGGCACAACCGCCATCACCGTTTGAACGATCGCAATTACGGGATCACAACTAACGTCTGGGATCGCCTGTTCGGCACGTCGCGTTGAAACGTTAGTTGATCCGCGCGCCGTTTGTTTTCATTTTCGCGGCAGACAGTTTCAAAACCACCATATTTGATATTGGAGATTTGATATCATGGCTACCATCACGAAACCAAAGCGCGAGTCCAAAAAGTTCACGACTCCCGTCTTCCGCGCATCGTTCCCCAACATCGCCGAAGCTCGCGAACCCGATGACGGCGGCAAGGCCAAATTCGGCGTTTCCGCGATCTGGACTCCATCGAAGTTCACGGACGGCGAGAAGACGCAATATCGCGCGATCCTCGCCGAACTCGACGCCGTGTCGCTTCGGGACTTCAAAAAGAATTGGAAGAAACTTCCGGACAACATCAAGCGCGGCTTGCGCGACGGCGCGGCGAAGGAACAGGAAGGCTACGGCGAGGGTACACGCTTCGCCAACTTGACGACGCACAACCGGCCCGGCGTCGTCACCACGAAGCGACGGCTCAACAAGAAAACCGGCAAGCAGGAATGGGTTCCGATTCCCGAAGACAAGATCGCTTCGGAGATTTATCCCGGCTGCTACTGCCGTGCGACCGTCAATGTCTATTCATACGGCCTCAAGGCGGGCAGCAAGGGCAAGGGCGTCGCGATCGGCCTGATCAACATTCAGAAGGTCAAGGACGGTGCGCGCCTCGACAACCGCGTCAATGCCGAAGACGACTTTGACGAAGAGTTGGACGCCGCTTGGATGGACGAAGCGGACGGGAACGAAGACTTTGACGACTTCGACGGCGACGACGCCGACGACGGCGACGAAGACGAAGCCTTTTGATCGTTCGGCCCGGCGCGATCATCGCGCCGGGGCCACCACGAAAGAACTTCCCCATGTACCATTTGATTCTCGTTATGCTTTTAGCGGGCGGCGAGCCGCAATTTTTGCAGCATCCGCAAAACCCGTTTCCCGACAAGACGGCGTGCGAAGCCGCAAGCGCGTCGGAAACAAAACGGCTGATCGATCGTGGCGCTGCCCATAGCATGACGCGCCCCGAAAATTTCGATTTCACTCTGACGTGCGTTCCGCTTCCGCTCGCGGGCGCTTCGATCTGAAGTCATGTCCGATCGCCGATCGCGGCAACCATACACTATCAAGCTCAAGCCGCTACGCGATCGGCTCGAACGCGCCACGGTTGACTTCGAGTCGCGGTCCGCCTGCGATCTGAAACGCCGGGGCGCGTGGCTTTACAGCAAGGATGATTCGACCGAAATTCTGTGCCTTGCGTGGAAAATCCCCGGCATGCGCGAGCCGAAGCTATGGCACCGCGCACACCCTGATATCGGCATCGAAGAGTCCGAACCGCCTTGGGCGCTGTTCCGCTGGATCGATAGCGGCGGGCTAGTCGAAGCTCATAACGCTTTCTTTGAAATGTGCATATGGGCCAACATCGCCGTTCCGGTGCATGGATGGCCCGTCATAGCCGAAGAGCAATGGCGCTGTTCGGCCGCGAAGGCAGCGGCGCATGCCCTGCCCCGCGATTTGAAGGGCGCTACGGACGCCCTTGAACTGCCCGTCCGCAAGGACGAACGCGGCAAAGCCTTGCTGAACAAGTACAGCAAGCCGAAGCGGCTCACAAAGAACGAAAAAGACCTTTGGGGTGACGACGAAATCATTTTCAACGAAGACGTTGAGGGCCTTCGCGATCTTTGGGAATACTGCCGCCAAGACGTGCGCGCCGAAGAGCGGCTATCGGAAACCATCGCCGATCTATCGCCAACGGAATTAAAGGTTTGGCAGATCACGAATCGGATGAACTTCCGGGGCGTGCTGATCGATATCGATCTGGCACGATCCGCGCTCGCGCTCGCCTCCAAGGCCAAGGCAAAGGCGAACGCCGAATTCTTCAAGCTGACCGGGATCAAGAGCGCGACACAACGCGCCGTCGTCAAGGCATGGCTCGCGGCCAATGAGGCGCTAGAGCTTCCGGACACCAAAGCTAAGACGCTGGAATTCTATCTTGATCGCAACCCGGTCAAGCTTTCGAAGCGCGCCCGGCGTGTTCTTGAAATCGTCAAGAACGTCAACCGTACTTCGACCAACAAATTTAAGCGGATGCTCGAATGCGTTGATGATGACGGCCGCGCCCGTGAGTTATTGGCGTATCACAGCGCCCATACCGGACGTTGGGCCGGTCGCGGCATTCAGGTTCAAAATCTCCCGAAGGGGAATTTCGCCAAGTATCTGCCGAAAGCGACGGCGATGGATATCGCGTGCGAGGATGTGAAGTCGCAAGACCTTGCATGGTGCGAATCCATTCACGGCGACGTTATGAATATGATTGCGTCGTGTCTTCGCGGCGCAATCATCGCCCCGCCCGGCAAAGACCTGTTGATTGCGGACTATGCCGCGATTGAAGCGCGGGTTGTGCTTTGGGCGGCGGGCGCAACGAAAGCGCTCGAAGTCTTCAAAGGCGGCGGCGATATCTATTGCGACATGGCGTCCGGAATCTACGGATATCAGATCGTAAAGGATGAACGGGCGCTTGCGCTGAATCCCGGCGCAAAGATTGCGGCTGTCATTAATGCTATGGGCTCGACCCAAAGAGATTTTGGCAAAGTCGCGATTCTGGGATTGGGCTTTGGGATGGGATTCCTAAAGTTCCTGATCACTCTGCGGACGTATAAAATCTATCTGACGCGCGCCGAAGTGTTGCAGATGATGGGGCCGAAGCGCTTCAAGAAATACATAGCCGTTGTGCGGCGCAAGCTCTTCCCGACGCTCGAAGACTTGAAGGGCGACGAAAAACGACTGAAAGCCGCAGAGCGTGAGGCGCGGATTGGGCGTCGCATGCTCGCGGACGAACAGGAAGACCCGGCGAAAGTCCTGCATGAACTCGCGTTGTGCAAGTACACGGTTGACACCTATCGCCGCCGGTATCCTGAAGTCCCGCAGCAGATGTGGAAAGCACAAGAGACGGCGGCGATCAAGGCCGTCCGCACAGGCAAGGCCGTACGCTGTGGCGTTGTCGTCTGGAAGGTTGTCGGTCGCTTCCTCAAGTGTCGCTTGCCATCCGGCCGTTGCCTGCATTACGCGAATCCTGAAATCAAATTCGCCAAAACGTCATGGGGCGAGTCGCGGCCTTCGCTACGCTTCATGGGGCGTAATCAGAAAACAGGCCGCTGGCAACGCCAAGCCACATATGGGGGCCGCGTCACAGAAAATATCGTTCAAGCGATTGCTCGCGATATTATGGCTTTTGCGAAATGCACGCTCGAAGAGGCGTACGCCCTCGCCTATCTGCTTTTGCTTTCGGTGCATGACGAACTGATTACCGAAGTCGATTCAGATACGGGAAGCCCTGAAGAGCTTGAATTCGTCATGTCCGACTTGCCGCCTTGTTACGACGGTTGCCCCATCACGGCGGAAGGTCGCCGACTTCGCAGATATAGGAAGATATAGGAAGTAGAATCATGCTCGCGCTCGCGTTAACCGATGGCGACGCACAAGCCTTTGAAGAGGCGATCGGCGTTCGTCGCGTCTATCTCAACGAAGACTGTTCGGTTTGGTGCATTGTTGACGCCATCGATTACGAATGGGCAACCCGATGGCGTTGGCACTATGTCTATGATCGGCACGGCCGTAAACGATACGCCGCGCGCAACACGCGGCGGCGCGGCGAGTCCCCGAAGCAAATCAAAGTCTTCATGCATAAGGATATCTTGCTGCGATCCGGCAAGCCACAACCGACGACGGCGCACCATATCGGCGATCACGACGACGGCGACAGCCTGAACAACCGGCGCGGCAACCTTGATTGGGCGACGCCCGCGATGAACCGCGCGAGCGCGAGGGCGCGGCAATGATCATCACGGCAACCGGACATCGCCCCGACAAGTTAGGCGGCTACACCCTTGAGATACGCGAACGCCTGCGAACGACCGCGCGCGAATACCTTGCGTTTGAAGATGTTTCCCGTTGCGTCGTAGGCATGGCGCAAGGATGGGATCAAGCCTTTGCGTATGCGTGCTTTGACCTTGGCATCCCGTTTACGGCGGCCATTCCGTTCGTCGGTCAAGAGCGTGTTTGGCCCAAGGAATCACGTTGGCAATACCATCAACTTATAGACCGGGCGCAACACGTCGAAATCGTATCGCCGGGCGGCTACTCCCCCGACAAGATGCAAGTCCGTAATGAATGGATGGTTGATAACGCTGACAAGATCGCCGCGCTTTGGGACGGCACGAAGGGCGGCACGGCCAACTGCCTTCAATACGCCCGCACGCTCCGCAAGCCAATAAACAATCTTTGGCGGGATTTCGCGCCATGAGATACACGGCCGAACTCATAGGCGCGAACTTCAAGACGCCGCCGTACGAACATCAACTTCGCGAGTTTGAAGAGCATGCCGAAGCGCCCGCGCGGGCTTTGGCGTGGTCGATGCGCACAGGTAAGAGTAAATCCTGCATCGATCGGGCATGCCATCTATACCAACGCGGTCTGATCGACGCCGTTCTGATCTTCGCGCCGAATGGCGTGCATCACAATTGGATCGCGAAGGAATTCCCCGCGCACGCATGGGACGGCGTTCCGCTTGAATGTCTGGTCTGGCGATCCGCTGACAACAGCAAACGCGCGGCGAACAAAATCACATGGAATCGTCATATCGCTTGGGAAGAGCAGCGGGAAGCGTGGTATGCGCGCCTAAAGCTCATGCGCAAATCGCGCAAACTTTTCGTGTTGTCTGTGAATACCGAAAGCATGACTCGCAAAGACGTTCGCGCCGTTGTCGCGCGCTTCATCAAACATCGCCGCGTCTTGGTTGTCTTCGATGAATCGGACGATTGGGGTACGCCGGGTTCTAAACGAACCAAGATGGCTCGCGCGCTCGCGCGCAAGTGTCCTTTCCGAATCATCATGTCCGGGACAATCATCGGCTCTTCGCCGCTCGCCGCGTTCTCGCAATACGAACTGTTGAAGCCCGGTGCGCTTGGCTTCGAGAAGTACGCACCTTTCAAGGACCATATCGCGATCACTGAAGACGCCTATTTCGGCAACCGCAAGTTTCCGAAGATTATCGGCTTCAAGAACGAAGACGATTTGCGCGAGCGTATGGCGAAATGGACTAGCGTCGTTCTGCGTGATGATTGTCACGACATGCCCGATTTGATTCCGGGCGTTGTCAACATCGTTCCGACAGAAGAGCAATTTGCAGCGTATCGCGATCTGCACGAAGATTTCATCTTGTCGCTTGGCGATCAAACGGTGTCAGTCGGCGAGCGTGCGCAGCGCTTCGGCAAGATGCAGCAAGTCTTTTCCGGCTTCGTGATTGACGAACGCAAAAAGGTTCGATTCATCCCCGGCGAAAATCCGCGACTCGATGCGTTGAGCGAACACGTTTATGCAGCGCCGGGTAAGGTGATTATCTGGTGCCAGTTTCAAGCCGACATAGATTTGGTGAAAGCCAGAATGTTAGCTGACGGTGTGAAATTCGTTGAATACCATGGGCGTGTGTCCAATGAGAGTAAGCTAAAGTCTCTACGCACCTTTGCAGAAAACAGAGAGTACAAAGCACTCATTGGACACGTTCAATCCGGCGGGCGCGGCGTCGATATGTCGGCCGCGTCGCACATCTTCAACTACTCGCATACGCAGAAAGCGCGCATGCGATTGCAAGCGCTAGAGCGCGCGACGGCAATCGGCGGCAAGAATATTCACTATTTCGATTTCATCGCGCCCGGTCCTGATCGGGCAATTCTGACGCGCACCAATTCGCGCATTGACATTGCAGACATCATCGCAGGCCGGGGTTTGCGAGATTTTTTGAGAGAGTTGGCAGTGTGAAAATAACGCAAGCCAAAGTGCGACGGCTATTCGATTATCGCGACGGGAACCTGATTTGGAAGGTTTCGCGCGGTCGCGCCGTCGCCGGAGCAATAGCGGGGAGTCTGAATCCCGGTAGCGACGGCTACGTTAGAGTCATGATTGATCGCCTAAGCTATAGAGCACACCGGCTGATCTATCTTTGGCATCACGGTCATTGTCCGCCGTTGGTGGATCATAAAGACACGAACCGCAGCAATAACCGGATCGAAAACCTTCGCCCGCGAACCAACAAACAGAATTGTCGAAACCGGGCGGGTGCAAATATTTCTAACGTTTCTACGGGCTTGCGCAATATCCATCGCAAGAAAGATCGTTATCACGTCAATGTTTTTGCTCGCTATCGAGGGTCATTTATCAACCTGTGTGACGCCTTGAAATGCGCAAAGGAGTTGCGTCATGCCGTCTAGAGTCTTTGTCGTTCAACAACCGGCTTACTTTAGCCGGGAGAAGCGCGAATTCGTCGCGAAGTACGATCTTTCCCCCGCCTCGATACACGGCAAGCTGATTTATCTGCTTGGCCCCGGCAACATCTTCAAGAACCGGATTGAGCAAGCGACGCGGCAAATTCGCGACGTGATGGCGCAACATGATTTTGCGGAAGATGATTTCATTCTCGCGATCGGCGATCCGGTCGCCATCGCAGCGGCGGCGATGATCGCAGGCAACCGGACGAACGGCCGCATTCGAATATTGAAATGGGACCGCATCACCAACGGTTACGAACCTTTTGACGTTGGCGTGTGACCATGACAGTTCGTGAAATCATCATCGCGTCTATCCGGCGCGGGAAGAGCAACGCCGCAGCGCTCGCCGCCGTGAAGCGCAAGCATCCCTATTCCAAGATCACGCTGCCAACGATCAATTGGCATCGCAACCAACTGCGCAGAACAGACCGCGCGATAAAAAACGACAGAAGTTGCCGCCCCTAATCAGCTAACATTTCGCTTGACGCGTTTTTGAAAATCGCCTTATCTGTTTTCGATTTCAGAGTGCGATTTTATAAATGATTTTGCTCCCGGTCGTCATCCGGGTACGTGACGAGTATCTAATCGTCCGGCCCGAAACGTCTCAAGCGCGCGTTGGCGGCAAGCCCGCGAGCGCGACGATTCTTCGGCCAATCAAGCCCAATACCAAGCGCGCGAACATCTTCGCTTGGTTCTGCGATTCGAAGAACTCCCGCAAAGTAGCTGACGCCTGCAAACACTTCCAAGTGTCGCGCCAAACCATATTCGCGCATTGGACTGTTCTCAATCGCGAGCATGGCATCGGCTACGCGCTCGATAGCGATTGCCTCACTCCAATTATCCCCGGTGAATATCATGGCGCTTGAAAAATCTTTGTGGGGTTGGCTCGCGAAAGCGCGTCCCGTTCTAGCCGATCGTCTGCATATGCAGCGTGTTGAAAACAGCATCGAAGGCGGCGCGGGCGACGTTGAAGGTTTCTACACGGAAGCAATGCCCGAGCTCGCGCCCGGCGGCGATTTTGTATCGTTCTGGCTTGAACTCAAATCGGAAGAGCGTCCGGCGCGGCCGTCAACACCCGTCCGTTTCGATCTGCGCAAACGGGAAAAGCAAATCGAATTTATGCGCAAGCGCTACGTCATGGGCGGCGCGGCCTATTGGCTTCTGCAAGTCGGATCGTATTCCGAACGAATGATCTATCTCGCGCCCGGTGATTACGGGGCAGCGCTTGCGAAGGGTGTATGTGAGGGACAATTAGCGGCCTCTTGCTGCAACTATGGAATTTTCAACAAAAACAGTTTGCCCGCCGATGTTTTCAAGCAGGTTTTGAAATGTCACCTAAAGAGATACCGCTAGCGTTGCAGTCGATTCTGCAACTGCTCGAAACGCACAATGCCTTAGCGCTTGAGCGTGGCGAAGCGCAGTTGAAATCGTGGCACGCTTCGCATTGTACGTTGGCGCAACGCGTTGCGATTCTGCGTACGCGATCGATAGTGATCGGGCAACAGGCCCAAGGCGTGGCGGACACAAGCCTGACGCACGCGCGGGTGAAACGCAACATGCCAATCCGGCGCGCGATGCTCGCCGCTCTTTCCTACATCGATCATTACGAAGTTGCCGCGACGGGCAAGGCGTTGAGCAAGCGCGCTGCTAAGCGTCACGATCGGCGCACGCTGCTTTCGGTTGGCTTGCCGTACAGCGAAGTCATTACCCGGATCAAGCAAAAGGTTCCGAACGCGCGAACGACGCCGCTTGCGCTTCGTGTAGCCGCCGCCGCGATCCGCGAAGGGCAACCCGGCTTTGAAACCACTCTGCCGCAGAAGCGGCCTCACGCAGCGAAAGGGCGAACCAAATGCAAGACGTGAAACCATGCGGCACACCACAGCAATACGGCGACTCAATGGTGTGTGAAAATTGCGGAAGGCGCTGGGATTTGGACGAACCCAAACCGCCCTGCCCCATCCCGGCTGTTGACGATGGCGCGATGACTCACGAACAGCTAGGCCCCGGATCGAAAATGAATCGCGGTCTTCGCGCGCTCGATATCTCGCTATGTGCGATTTCGCCCCATCCGCATTTGCAGCTAGGTGTCGCGATTATGCTTTGCGTTCTTGCCGCTGGTCGCGTGCTGGACTCGCACGCCCCGGAGCGCGGCAAGCGGATGAAGCTGATCAAGACCATGATTGGCGAATTCGACTCGAAGCTCCGAACCTATGTCCGGATGCAGATCGAAAAGGGACAATCCGAATCAACAGGTTAACCGCCTGTTAACCGCCCCTCCTTTTGGATTTTGACTCCTGTTTTCGAAAACGCTATGTTGCCTTTCGTAAATCAGACAGTCAGAATTCAAAATGTGGCAAGACGATATCACCATAGAGCTAGCCCGAGTCACGCGTGAGGCATATGCAGCCATTCACGCCAAGATGGCGGCGCAACAGTTGGGTGAAGCGTTTTGCGATCTGCCTGTTGAGACAGTAGAGGAAGACGACTATGCGCAAGCCGCGTGATTTCGTAACAATATCCGTCATCATTCTTGCACAGTTGCTTGCCGTCGCCGGGACGAAGGTAGCGCGCGGCGATACGATCGCGACGGATTGCCAGCGATCGGCCGGGCGGCTGTCGTGTGTAACGACGTTGATCCCTTCCATGAGCAACAGCGCGCGGACCATTCCGGTTCGGCGCGATTTCCTTAGCGCCGACGAAGTAGCCGCCAAGGCCGAACGCGTCCGGGTCTGGGAAGTGTTCTGCAAGCCCGTTGCCGCCGTCGATTCCTTGGGCGTTTCGCGCTACACCTACGCACATCCCGGTTGCGAACATGGGCGGACACAATGAACGCCGCGCGACGCAAGGCCATTGAAGCCGCTGTTGCCAAGCTCGAAGAGGCCAAGGGCGAATTGGAAACGCTCAAGGACGAAGAGCAAGATTATTTTGACAACATGCCTGAGTCGTTTCAGCAAGGCGACAAGGGCACGAAGGCCGAAGAGGCTGTTAGCAATCTTGAAGACGCGATCAACGAAATCGATTCCGCGATTGCGAGCGCACAGAACGCGGCGGAAGGGTAGAGACATGACCCACGAAATCGAGCTTCGCCGGATCGTACCAAACCAAACGCGCAAGTATGTCACGCGCGGCGCGCGTGCGATCTTCGTTGGTGGCGAGCGATGGGGCGAACTTGTCCCCGAGCCGAACGGGACGCACGGCACGCACTATTCATTCACGGACGCGCACGGTTCGCCCGTTGAACATAACGCGTGGAAATCGCGCGGCCGTAAGTCATGGGATCGTCGCCCCATCCGCGTGAAGTCCGACAAATCCGAAAAACGAGGCCACGCATTTAACGATCCCGTCAAGCCCGTCATGGTGCGCGTTGTTGAACGGATCGCGCAAGCCATCAAGGACGGCGATCTGAAAAGCCCGGCCGATTTGAAGCGCGATTCAGAAGCGGCGAACAAGCTTTTCCGTGAAATCCGGGAACAAGCCGCCGACGCCGATCAAGCGGCGTTCAATGCCAAGGCCGATGAAGTTCTTGCCGCGTTTGTGACAAGTCCTATTCGAATGTGCGAAGACCTGCCGGGTTCAGATCAAATGCGCGCGTTGGTAGTCGCGGCGCTGCGATGGGCACAGACGCAATGATGATCCGTTCAACATCCATCCACATGCACGCGCCCGGTCTTTACCGCGTTGGCGTCGGCGGATGGATTGAGCGGCGTTCCAAGAATGGCAGACGGTGCCTATGGGAAATCACCGTTCCCGGCTTCGGCGGCGCGAATATTCACGAAAGCTTTGATGCCTGCCAAGCCGCCTTGATCGTCGCGGGCGTGATAGCCGCCGACGTGCAAAAGAAAAGGCTTCCGCGATGACAACGCCGGTACACCGCAACACGGCTAACGAATACTTCGAAGCGATTCGCGTAGCGATCCCGGCCGATGCAGTCGCCGTGCATATCTATTGTCGGTCTTCTGTGCATTGGACGGACAATAAAAAACGCGCTGAAGAAATCAGCTTCGCATTCCATCGCAACGTTGATGTTGCCTCGCGGGCGTTTCAGTCGGCCGCACAAACCAATGTGTATGATTGGGGTGTGCTGTTCTTTCGTGCGCCGGATCACGTACCGGCGGTTAGCGGTTGGCATATGTGGGACACCTTCACGTGAGCGATTTCGAAGGGCAACCGTATTTCACCGCGCGGGATATCCGGGCGCGCTTCGGCGTGAAGGGTAAGAATTGGATCAAGACCAAGATCGCGAGCGCTGGATTCCCTTCGCCGAAGACCCGCTTCGGAAGCTCGCGCAATTTCTGGCTTGCGTCCGATGTGCTGGAATGGGAACGTGTGATGATCGCCAAAGGTATCGAGGCGACGAAGAGGCCGGGCAAATGACCCGCTATCCTACCTTGACGAAACCGCAGCGCGCAATTCTGCAATTCATCGCGGACGGTCACGCGACATATCTCAAATATTTCGGCGGATCGCCCGGCAAGGAAGACATGCGCGATCCAGCGCGCGGATTCTATTGGGCGCAATACGATCGTACGCAAACAGCGCCGCCGTGCGACGGTCGCGCAATCAACGGTCTGATTAAGCGCGAATTGCTGCGGCCGGAAGATGACGGCGATTATGCAATCACGGACGCCGGGCGCATTGCCCTTGGTCAAACTGTGATCGCCGAAACTAAATACCAATGGTTTGACGCGAACGATGATCCGATACCCGGTGCCACCGGGCCAACGCTTGATACTATGAGCGGAAAAGAAACTTGCCGCATTACCATCAAGCGAACGTTAGTTGAGGCCCGGCGCGTTCGCGGCTAGGCTACTCGGATTCCTGACTACCGGCGCGGCGGATGGAAGCTAGACAACACCCCGCAGCGCAGACGGCCGATGGAATGGGCCGGGGATTAAGAAGCGGTATCGGTCTAGCCCGCTTCCGACTCCGGCCCGCCCAATCCCTTCAATCCCAAGATCAAGGCACGCAGCGGGCCGCGCTTGTGCGTTATTCCCGGCCGGACGCACTTTGCACCCGGCGCGATCGGGACGCCTGTACGGCCCTCTAATCGAGCCGCCCCGTTTGGTGTTACCCCGGCGCTACCCGCCGCTTGTTTTGCCGGTTCGTTGGGGAGCTAAGTGCTTGAGCGGGTGAAGGGAATCGAACCCTCGTATTCAGCTTGGAAGGTCCGTACCTGCCTTCCCGCCCGGTCCCGCCCCTTCCCGCCTTTGGCCTGTTTTCCGTTTACCTTTCAAGGATATGATGCCAATAAGGGAACAATCGGGACGTTAGGGGATACCACTCCAAACCCCCGGAATCTGTTACCCCGGCGTTACCCATGACAGTCTTGACGAAAATCAGCGTCGATAGCCTCAAGCCGCGCGCCGATCGCTTCGAAGTGCCAGACGGCCGCGTGCGGGGCCTCTACATCGTCGTTCAGCCGTCCGGGGCGAAGAGTTGGGCGGCGCGCTACAGGCACCACGGGCGCGCTCGCAAGCTCACGCTAGGCCCTTTCCCGACGTTAGGTCTAGAGCAAGCGCGGAAGCTCGCGGGCGACGCCATGTCCAACGTAGCGGCCGGGCGCGATCCGGCTGGGGAGAAGGTCAAGGCGCGCGAAGCCGCCCGATCGGATCAACTGTTCGGCGTGCTGTACGATCGCTATTTCAACGAACACGTTGCGCAGACCTTCAAGCCAAGTTCCATTCGACTCTGCAAGGATATCTTCGGCCGTCTCATTCTGCCGAAGCTGAAACGGATTCGCCTATCCGAAGTCACGGCTCAAGATTGCAAGGCGTGCTGGCGCGCTCCCGTGCGCAAAGGCCACCGGACGACGGCAAACAAGGTACACAAGCATTTGCGGCAGTTCTTTAACTGGCTGAACGCCGAACTGATTACGCAGATCAACCCTATGGAAAAGGTTCGCAAACCGGCCGAAGACAAGAGCCGCGACCGCAAGCTGACCGATCAAGAAATCATTTGGTTTTGGTGTGCGTGCGAGGAAATCGGATACCCCTTCGGTCCTGCGTTCCAACTGTTGCTGTTGACCGGCGGACGGCGCGGCGAAGTCCAAGGCATGACCGATCGCGAGATTGATTGGCCCGGCGACGTTTGGTTGATCCCCGGCGCGCGGACAAAGAACGGGATCGAACATACGGTTTATATGTCCGACTTGATGCAACAGATTCTTAGCGCGTTGCCTGTGATCGGCCGGGGCAAAAACTGGCGATATCTCTTCACCACATCGGGCACCAAACCGGCGAGCGGATTCGCCAACGGCAAGGCGCGGCTTGATCGGATCATGAAGCGGCTCGCGGGCGACGTGCCTATACCGCCTTGGGTTGTTCACGATCTGCGGCGATCGTTCGCCAGCGGTTGCAGCCGTCTGACGCCGCGTGTTCCGCTCGAAGTTGTTGAGCGCTGCTTAAATCATGTATCGGGCAGCTATGGCGGGATCGTCGGCGTCTATCAGTTGGAACACTTAGCGCCGGAAAAGAAAGAGGCGTTCCAGCGTTGGGCGGATCATGTTAAAAGTTTAGTTAGCGAACATTGAAGTCCGACGAACATTCGAACCGATCTGTAACCGGGTTCATACGGCATTTCGATTCAGACGTGCTGACCGTGCTGCCCACCTTCGACTCATAGCTGCATTTAGTTTCGCCGAAGTGATCCGTCTTGCAGCCGCCGGAACTCGTAAGCCAAGGCTCTTTGCCCGTTTTCGGATCGCCGAACGCGTACGCGATCACAATGATTCCCAACACGATGAAAAGAAACTTTTTCATAGCTCGCCTCGCGGGTAGGCAATCAACCTACGCGCGAACCGTTAATGAGGCGTTACCGAAACCATTTCATCGCACACCACGTACCGGTGAACGCGCCAAGCGCGGCCGGGATCAACATATATGGATCGTGCGTGTAGCTGATCGCCGCTGTACCGCTCAACAGTATGAGCAAGGACGCGTACGCGCCCGCCCCTATAGCGTTCGCCCGGCCGATGGCGCGGGTATAGCCAACCCAAACGAAATCGAGTGCGAAGAGCGCGGCGAACGTGATCGCGATCACGTTAAAATATCCAATAGGCTTTGCGCTCGATTGTCCCGGCGAACGGCCGAACCTTCGCGCGTTCATTGATCGCCCCGGCCGCTAGATAATCCTTCCCTTCAAACCAATCATCACAGACAAGAACGCCGCCGGGGAGCATGCGGCCCCAAAGCCAATCCAGCGCGGCTACAGTCGGCGTGTAGTGATCCAGATCGACATGAGCGAATGCGTATGGCCGGGCAAGCAACGTTTCCTGTAGCACGTCCGGAACCCATCCCTTGACCAAGCGAATTTTTGGGTTCGGAAACTTCGCGGCGATCTTTGCCAGCGGTTCGCGCAACCGCCCGCGCGGATAGGGGTTGCGTCCGTCCGGCATGATATCGCGCGGCGTCGGATCGCCCATCCCCTCGAAAGAATCGACTCCGAAGGTCAAACCCGGATGCGCGGCGATGAACCGCAAAGAATCGCCCCGGCAAACACCAAGCTCGATACGATCCCCGGCCGGGGCCAGCGCGATTAGATCGTGAAAATTCATGACTCAGACCACACATTGCGGACGCCGTACCATCGGCATTTGTAGCAATAGACGGCCATGTGAATCGCGCCCTCTATGAGCCAAGCGACGATGACTATCACGACGGCGAGGCAGCGCAACAGGAAGGCGATCGGCCACGCGAGCAGGTACGGCTTGCGAATGCGATCCGGCCAATCGCGTGAGTTACTGAAAAGCGCAAGCGCCATCCGTTCCAACACGCTCATGGGACGGCCCAAGAATTCAGCTTCAAGCTCTTTTTGTTTGGCGTCCTTATCCATATGCAGACTCCTACCCTAGCAGCGAATATGCCATGTCAAGATGCTCGTCCCGTTCGGCTTCAGTCTTCCATGTCCGGCTGCAATGCGCCGGGTTGCAATAAAAGCGGCGCTTGTGAATGCGCGTGAAATCATCCGGGCAACAGCGTGTGCGCTTGTAATATTCAGGCGGGCTTTCGCCGCGTCGGCATTTTGGCTTTTCGAAGAATGTCATGCTCGAAACTTCTCATTCCAGAATGTGAGGATGGTTCGGGAAGCGTTTTCGTATGTTAAAATATGCGAGATTGAAGCGGCGTTCGGCCCCTTCGAATATGAAAAGGATCGCGCGCACGCGCCGCCGGACAAGACGCCATCATACCAAGTCGCCTTGTGATCGTGGGCTTTGTTGACGCGACGGCCTAGCTTCCGCAGTGAACGTGTTGACCCGCGCGCACCATTCGGCCCCAGATCGCCGTGCAGACCGCATTCAATGCCGCCGCCGTGTTTCTTGAGGATGATATAGGATTCATCCTCACCGTTGAATTTGACTCCGGCCGGGATTGGGTTCGCGCAATTGCGAAGCGCCCATTCAAGCACGTTGAAATCCTTGTCGCCGCCTTCGATGGCATCAAGCAACTTGTCTTGCAGGCGATAGAAGTACCGCGCGTTTGTCATGTCATGCGCGGGGTTGGCTTCGTTCAACCATCGGTTCAAATGCCGATCGTGGTTTGAACGAATCACGACGCTTTCGCACCATTCGCGATATGCTTCGGTCGCGAAGTCGGCTGTCACCTGAATTTCATCGTCAACGCTGCTTTCGCCGTTGACATGCTTTTCAAACGTCCGATGAAAATCCTTGATTTCATGATGCCCGGCCGCGCGCATTGAAAACAGATCATGCCAAAACTGTTTGCGCGGGCGAAGCTGATTGAGCATGCCGCGCGGTCCCCATCCGAGTTCGCGAACCCATAATTCCATTTCGGATGCGTGGATATCGCCCCAAGTGACGGCTTCGATGAACGATCGGCCGGGCGCATTCAAATCCTTGGGGAGCGGGATCGCGTCAACCTTGCCGTCTGCGATCCTCACGCCTCGATAGCCGCGCGGACCGATATCGTACACCGCGCCGTCGTCGCCGATCTGTAGTTGTCGAACGTACCAATTGCCCTCGCAATCGACTTCAACAAGCACGCCGCCGAATGAGTGCTTGCGTTCCGCGACGATGCCCGCCCGCTTCTTGATGTAGTTGCGCATTGTGATCGCGCCGGTCGCATAGTTGAACTTCGTTGCTTCGTCGGCAAGCGACGCAATCGACTCCATTGCATGCTTTGCGTGCGGGATGATGTTTGACGATCGGCCGTTGTAATCATCAAGGCCGGTTAGCGGACTTGTCGCCGTTGGCAGGATGTTCATTTCACCGCACCAGATCAGGCCCGGTGCAAGCTGAATGGATTCGTCTTTGATGTGCGGCACAAGTTCAGGCGCGAACCAAAGCTTCTCGCCTTTCTTGCTTTCGTCGTACGATCCGCGTTTGACCGCTTTCACGCCGTACGCGTCAATCGCGTAAGAGAATGAGCCGAAGATCATTTCAAAGGATGACTTCGGCTGTGTCGCGAACCAATCGCCATACGCCCGCACGTTCGCCAAGCCGGGATGGGGATAGGTATTGTTCTGACACGACGAGAGGAAATAGCGTGCAACGCCGCCCTTCGGCGGCAACGGGCGCTGTACCGCTTCGACGTAATCAATATGACCGTCAACGATCTTGCCGAGCTTCATGCGCAACTTCGTTTGCGCCATATCGAGTCGATCCCGAAACGTATTCCGTTTCATCTTACGCATACGCGCGGCTTCGGATTTGTTTCCGCCCGCGTCAATGTACGCCTGAATATCCTTGCGCAATTCCTCGATAGGAACTGGCAATGAACCCTTGCCGTTGTTCATCGTTACTTCCAATGGTGATCTATGAAATATCGAACCGCTAAAACAATGAGTCCGCCGATGACGGAAAGAAACGCCGCAAATGATGCAAGGCCAAGCTTCGCCGGAGTCGACTCGGCCGTGAGCCGAACGCGGCGGGTAAACGCCGCATCTTTCTGTTGCTCGATAATGCCCGAAGGTGTTTCGGCCTGAATGCCTAGTTCAAGCAAGACGTGTTTGACGGCGCGGTTCGTCGCTCGCTTCGCTGCTTTCTCTGCGGCGGCTTCAATAGCCCTGATAATCGCCGGATCGATCTTCGGCGTTGTGGTTTTACGGACGTGCATTTTATCCACGCCCCCGAAGCGATTTTATAAGCGCAATACCGCCAACGGCGACGCCCGCACCGATGAAGAGCGATTGAATAACGGCGTGTTCGGTTGTCTCGAAGAGGCCGGGGAGCGCGGCGACCCTCCATGACCCGACAGCGTGACGTTGAAACGTCGGCAAGAACCATTCGCCGATGACAATATGCCACGCCGACGAGTCAAGAACGACTTGCCAAGTATGGTATGAGAACGGAAGCATGAAGCCGAAAATCGTCACAACAACCCAAGGCGACCAAGGCCCTTCCTTGCTCCGTATCCCGGCGTTCAGTTCGTCGGCTTTGGACATGCCTTCGATGACTGTTGATCCGACCTTGGCGAGCGTTTCATTATCGCTCAAGTGAACGCGTACTTTCGCGTCAACGCGAGCGTTCAGCCAGTTGAACAACGGGCCGACGATCTTTGACAACGAACCCAAAGCCGCTTCGAATATCCATTTAAACAACATCGCCGTTACCCCGTGTCGCCATCGTCGCTTGGGTCGTTTTTCTTGCGGAAACCCGCCGGGCCTTTGGTCACAAGACGCAAGACGATGAAGATTGCAGCGACGGCAACAAGGATCGAACCAAGTCGCGCACTTTCGCCGAACAGCGTCTTCAGCGTCGTGAGAAGATCGACCAGATCGAATTGATCGGCGAAGCCCGCAAGCAGCACAACGATTCCGATGACTATCGTTCGTACGCCACGAATTGCCGCCATCGCGCATTGATACGCGCGAACAAGGCAAGACGGCTCGCTTGACTCTTCGATCATATCCGAAATCCTATCGAGAAAGTTTTGCAACCAGTTCATCACGGTACTTCCAAGCTACATACGCGAGCGCGCAGAACAGCGCCGCGCCAAGTGCGACCCAAAGCCAAAGCGGAAGATAACCGCCCGCAAGATGATCACCCGCGCCCGTGATGACTTCGGTTGCTATCGTGCCGCCCGCACCTGTCGTCTGACGCACACCGTCGCGTTCCCGTTGGATCGCGGCGCGCGTCGCTGGTCCGGCAACACCGTCAACACGCAATTGTTTGTGTGCTGTTTGAAATTTCAGAATCGCGTCTTGGGTAACGGCCGTGAAGTATTCGCCTTGAGTGCCGGTTTTGAAACCGATCTTCGCAAGTGCGGCGTTCAGGTCCGCGCATTCCGGCCCTTTGTCGCCAAGCCGAAGCATGCCGAATGATTGCGCACGCTTGGAATCCGTGTACGGGCGATTTCCTTCCGGGCCGTAATCGCCTGAAAGGATCATTGCGAGTTCGCGCTTGCGCCGCCGAGTCAGGCCCGCAAGAACCTTTCCGCCGCCCTTGTTCCAACTCAACAGCGTTGGACCAATCTCGCCACGATCGCCGGAGCGGAAATATTTCACCCATGACGCGCGAGCGATTGCGCCCGTGTTAAAATGGAAATCGATTCCCGCATCGAATTCAGCTTGCTTCGCGTTCGGCATCGCCGCGCGAACCGCCGGTTCATAGCTCTTGCGAATGCTTTCGACAAACAGGTACGCAGATTGCGCCGGGCTGATTGTGACGCCGGGACCAATGGGCTTCCCGAGATATTTCGCGGTGAAGCCGTCCGCGTTCGTGTTGCCCCGGCCGATCGTCCAAACGTCGGCCGGACATTTATAGGCGCGAAGTGACTCGCCCTCGAAGTCCGCGCAAACGTTCAAGCCTTTGGATGAAGTGAGCATCATGGTCCGGCCCTGAAATCAGTGGCCGGACTCTGCGGACGATTGCAAAAACGATCAACTAACGATTCAGATTACGCGGACTCGGATTCCACTTCGAGAATTCCGGCGTAAGCGTAAAGCGTCAGAGTCAGGTCACGCGCGGTTGCGTCGATCATATCCGGAGTTCCGATGTAGAGCACATCGCCCGGCATGAACTGCACATCGTCGGCGAAGACGAACGAAATATCATCTTCGGAATCGGCGTCGCCGATGACTTCACCGATCTGAACGCTGCCTTTGAAGATCGGATATGACGCCGTTCCGGTCATGCCGATGCGGTAGCCACCAAGCGAACCGGGAAGACTCGTCAATAGATAGAACGGTGAGACGGCGCGATATGCGAACATCGGCCGAATACCGCCTTCCGATTCGGAGTCCGAAGGGAAATCGGATGATCCGTCAACGAGTCCGAAGCCCGGCGGACCGGCAAAGAAAAACCCGCCGCCGACAGCGAAGCGATTCGGCGAAGGAAACAGGAACGTATAATACGGGCCGCTTAGATTGCCCGCGTCCGGATCGAACGTTCCGGCCGCCGATGTGTGATCTTGGTTCACAAGATACACGCCTTCAAGTTCTGAAACGGTCGCGGTCAAGAGATTGCCGCGCTTGTACGCTGTTGAAGGCAACCAAGCGTCTTCCCATTTGAGTTCGGCGAGCGGTAGCGTGAACGGGCCGAATTCCGTTGAGTCGTCCATGATGATAGTCATCTGGTCGTCAGTGACATCGATCGCGGCGATTTCGTTCGGTTGCGGCGGGTCCGCGATGATCGCCGCAATCTGCTGCGCAAGATCGTAAATATTTCCATCCGCTTCAACGGGAGTTAGATTCGTTCCCTTGCCCGCGCCCCAAGCGCCGGTTGTGCGATAAACTAAAGTCATTGCAATAACTCCTATTCCGTCGTTATCCCGCGCTTAGTACTGTTGAAAATTCGCCGTTGCCCGTGTTCACTGTGATGGAAGCCGTAACGGTAATGGAGCCGTTCACCAGTCCGTTCGGTTGATTGTATTCGGCTTCGTGCATCAACTCTAAGTCTGCATCATACGTTTCAACCGTCCCGTGAATTGTTGAATTCGTTTCGCTAGGTGCGGCAAAGCCCGGCGCAATCATGTTGATAACAACAGTTTCCGCCGGTTCAATTTCTAATTCAGTCATCAAGTCGGGGATATTTTCAACGAGAAAAGCCCATCCCGGCGTGCCGCTGAAAATTCCGAATTCGTAAGAACCAAACTCGGACGGAATCGAAATCCCGTTAATGGTGAATGACTCCAACGTCCCGTCACCTTCGTAAAACCCATCCAATGAAAACCGAATATTTCCGGTGACCGCATATAATCTGCTACCCCATCCAACATTGACGACGTTTTGAAACGGATCGAGTCTTCTGATTTCTACAGCCATGTATCAAACTCAATCGAAATTCGGGCGAATCTTAATCCGCTCGCGAGAAATACTGTTCACAAGTTCCATGTTTCGAATGCGTTCAACTTCAACGAACTGCGTAGGATCATCCGGATTTTCTATCCGCACTTTTTCTATTTTGCGTGCGGACGCATCTTCAGCCCATTCAACTTGAACGTTGAGCGTGTACGGCGGCGGGTCTTCCTGATAGTTTGCATCGGCCTTTCCAGCCCATTCCAGAACAGCCGTTTCCGGTTCGTCCGGAACAGCGGACGGCAAAGGCGGCAAGCGTCGCGCCGTGAATACGGCGTCGCTTTCAAACGGACGGATGATGCGCTCAACGCTCATGACGCGGCCTCAAGATCAATCGTCTTCGGCACTTTCAAAAGCGACGTGTTAAACGTGAATTCGTTATCATAAGGCCCGGTATTGAGCGGCTTCAGTTCGACTCGGAAAGATGTTTGAACAGTGTTGATCCGTTCGAACGCTTCGTTAGGATCGCGCGAATCCAAACCCAATGCCGCCCGTTGCTCTTCAACTGTTCCCGTTTTTGTAATATCGATCACAACCGCGCCGGGGTTGAGTCCGGCAATGAAATTCGTCCCGTCGTCGTTCGCGGGTGTTAAGCCTTCGATCGACTCATACGCGATCTGCCCCGCAATCGGCATAATGAACATGCCGTCATAGCGTTGATATCCGACTTCAACGTACCCCTCTTCAACGTATGTCGGCGTTCCCGCATCTTCGGTCACCGTGCCGCCGTTGCCGATCGTGCAACCGATTCTGATATCGCACACGCTAGCGCCCGTCTCCCCATCAACGCCAAGATGATAAGAAACGATCTTCCCAGCCGCTTCGCCGCCGGGCAAACGCGGATCGTTAAGCCGCGCATTTTTCCGACAAGACAAATTCGCCGCAACGCCAAAAGTAAAAGGCGCTTCAAATTCCACTTCGACAGCGCGAGCGCGGGCTAATAGCTTGGCGCGGGCCATGCTAATCAACGCTTCGATAGTTTCCGTTCCGCGCGTCGTCGGAAAATAGCTGTTGCGCCGCAGATCATCCAACGGCAGCGATCCGTCAACATCGTTCGATATTTCCGCCGAATTCAAATCGATGCGCAAAATCTCTTCGTCGCCGGGATCGGTCAAGATCGCTTGCGTATCGGCCTCGATTGCGAAAGCGAGCGTCTCACTTCGCTTGCGATCCGCGTCGTACTGAACGACAAGTGTTGGCCGTATCCGTTGAATCGGAATATAAAGAGACTTCGCCGGGAATTGCGTCCCTAGCGAAACACTCGAAACGAATTCCGGCGGCATAACAACGCCAACCATTTCAGGCGTGCGTCCGAAGTTCGGCCCAAAGCCGACAGTTACGACGTAATCGAATTTCCAAATTGCGCCACCGACAGAATCGACGCGTTCGGCCGAACCGTCATAGACCGTCCAACCGCCGCCAAATGACGCGCCGGGTTTCGGCCAATTTGCAATAAGGCCATCCCCGGTTAGGGTTTTGATTGTCGTCGGCGCACCAAATGCAAGCAGACTAGACAGATCAACGAAGCCGGTCGCGACCTGACTCCAGCCGACGCCCGCTGTCACTTCAACACGGCGTACAGGCGTCTGCGTGTAGGACACCTGAACGGAATCATAGAACGCGGTGTCTTCGTCAACGTCAATATTGCCGTCTTCACCGTTGATCACATCCGAAGCCGTAACTACATGCGTCACACGATCGATGTGCCAAAGCGCCGGACGGAATTCCAACACGTTATCTGGATCGTCGCGATTTTCCGGAGCGAACCAAATCCCGTCCCAATACGGCGCGACTTTCATCGCCGCCGCGACCGTCGTTTTCTGTTCAGCAAAATCGATCGGCCGAGCGATGAAAGACAAACGTACTTGTTCGTCCGTTAGATTCTCGGGGACGCCGACAAGCCTGCCAAAGAACAGCGGCGTAACCTCGCCTTCACTTGTTGGGTCTGACACGTCGGACGGCAATTCGCTTTCGTCCGATTCATACTGCAACACGTCCGGCGGTTGCCAAGTCGTATCGATAGCAAACCACGCCCAAAGCTCGCGGCCGGGCGCGAGCAAGCCAACGTGCGGATTGATTACCGTCACGTCCAATTGCGGAAAATCGCCTTCGTCGTGAGTCAGATCGAACGACAATACCTGTTCGTCTTCGCGGATATGTTCGGCCCCGAAGACGGTTTCAGTTTCGTCAACCCAACAAAAATAGAAAGGGCCGCTCATGCCCGCCGCTCCTTACTATTCTCAAAAGCCGCACGACGCGCGAACGACCACGGATTGCCTTTATTTGCCACAGACAGTTTGGCGCGAGTCTCTTTTGAAACTGGCGGCATAATTGCCGCTCGCCTTTTTTCCGACCACGTGCTGCCTGTTAGTGCTTTGGTATTTGCCGCTCCTATTTTAGCTCGCGTTTCGGCAGAAAGTTTACGACCGACCAAGCTTTTGATTATGTTCTTGCGATGCGATTCTGAAACTTTGCGACCGCGCAGTGGCGACGGTCCGGAATTTCCTTCTGCTGAGTTCAATGTGCCGAGAACAATGGACACATTGCTAACAGCATATGGTCCTTCGTCACCGTGCCGCGCCATCACGTACTGCCCTTTACAACGTCCACGTTCGCGTGAGTGGCCCGACTCTTCCCATATTCTAAGCCACGTTTCGAACGTAAGTTCAAACGCGATACCGCGATATTTAGCATTGGCTTTTTGTTTTTGAAACGCTACTTTCAAAATCATGACTCCTCGCACTCAAGACTCCAACTCTGTAGCGCGCCGTATTCGTCCTTGGTGACGGTGAAATTCGTCACCAGCATAAGCAACTGCGGCCGATAGAACGTAAAACTACCTTCCGTTCGCGTTGATCCCGCGACGGCTGTTCGTCCGGCCGTCCCGCCCGTCAAGAAACCAAGTTCGGCGATGCAAGACACGGTAAGCTGCAAGCCGGGCCAGATCGCATCGATGGCAGGCGGTTGCTGATCGTTGCCGCTGATCGTGCTACGATACTTGCGAAACTGTGCGCTCGATACGTCGATAAGCGCCCCGTTGATTGTGCGCCGCAAGTTCGCCGCCGCGCCGATCGGGTCAAGCGATTGCGTGAGGCCCCGCGCGCTATACGGCGGAACGCCCATCCCGGTAAGGATAAGTTGTGTTTCGTTGGCCATGGTCAGCCTCTATACCAAGTCGGCTTGCGGCCCGCGCTACGCAGGCTCTTGCGCGAGGCGTAGCGCTGCAACTGACCGACAACATCCGAACCGCCCATCATCGGGAACGACTCGCCGCCTATGTTGACGTTGACGGGTCGTAGCGATCCGCTGCCCGCCTGTGCAGTCGCTAGCCCGCCGTCTGCGAAGCGGGAGACAGATGGCATAAACGACGACGCTGCATGCGCCAAACCGCCCATGTTGAAGCCGCGCCCCTGCATGAGTGCGCGAACTTTCTCAATCGGGATTTGCATCCGGCGAATCGCTTCCATAAACGCGACGCCGTAGCCTTGGACGGATCGAGCCGGCTGAACGAACTCGCCATCTGACAGCCGCGCCGGAATGGAATCGCTTCGCGAGCTTCCCGGCCCTCGCACATGTCCGCCGCGTGCGAAGCCCGTCGTTTCCGTTCCGTCGCCGCTTCCGCCGGTAGCCGCTTTGACCGCGGCGATCACTCGCTTTGCGCCTGCGATGATTGAATCGAAGACACCCAAGATTTTATCGCGCCAATCTGTGAATATCCCGGTCACAAAACTTAGAGCGTCATTGAAGACACCCTTGACGCTATCCAATGCGCCCGTAGCTTTGGAAACAATCCAATCCCAGACGCCAGTGACGAAATCACGGATCGCCGTCCATGCGTCAACGAATGGCTGAACAATTTTGCCGAGCCATGAAAGGATGACTTGGAAGCCCTCTGCCGTCTTGGCCTTGATCGCCTCCCATACGTCTGAGGCAATCTGTTTAAGATTTTTCCAGACTTCAGACCAGCCGCCGCTAAAGAGACCAAGCTTTGCTAGTGCCGTCACCACTAAAAAGCCGATCGCCAAACCAAGCGCGATGATAATTCCAATCGGCGAGGCAAGTATTGTGACAAGCAAACCAACGGCAGAAACAAGACCCGCAAAGGCGATCTGCGCAACAGCGATGATTCCCGGCACAGCCGCGAGACCAACACTGAAGAGCAACACCAACCCGCGAACGGTAGTTGCGACAACGCCAATCGCAGCGCCCAAAAGCCGAAAGCCGCCAAGCAACTTCGTCACCAATAAAATAGTTGCGAGTTGCCCGCCCGTGAGTTCGGTCCCGAACAGTTTATTCATCGCTACGGCGACCTGATCAAGCACAGCCAAAAACGCAGTGAACGCGGGGACGACGATTCCGTTAAACGTCTTCTGAACGCCGATGCCAAACGCGATCACACCATCACGGGCCTTGATAAAGAAACCGTTTTTTACGTCCTTGTCGCGGCCATCCAGCAACGCAATGAAATCAGCGATGATCGGTCGCGCCTTGGTCGCGATATCAAGTCCGAACTGAAGAATCGCGGCGCGGTTGCGAACGATTGCTTCAATGAACGAATTGACAAGGCCAGTAACGGACGGCGCAAAAAGCAGAACGAACGAATCCTTCAAGCTCGCGGACGCACGCGACAGCTTATCAAACGAGTCGTTCAACGTTTGACCGATCGATATTTCTAACGCCGTAAGAGGCGGCGCGATCCGCTTCGCTTCCTCTTGGAGCTTGCGAATCCCATCCGCGCCCTGCGCAAAGAAATTCACAGCCCGCGCATTCTTCGTGCCAACAACCTGCATCACGGTATTGACGCGCTCTAGCGGATTCTCGATATCCTTCACTGCGTCGGCGAAGTCTAGCAGAATGCCTTGGCCTTCACGAAGCGATCCGTCCACGTTGCGGATACTTACCCCGAGCTTTTGCAGCGGCGATGCGGAAGACGCCGCTTCGTCCCGCATGTCGCGAAGTCGCTTGTTGTATTGAAGATAGTCAATCTCCCCGCCTTGCAATTCGCGAAACAGCCTGCCCTGTTTCTTGCGAAGATCGTCTTGCTTATCTCCCGATTCGCGAACGATGCCGTTCAACTTCGTCAGGGCGCGCGTGAATTTGTCTTCCCCCAAGCCGCTTTGTTCGGCCGCGAAGCGCAACGTTGAAAATTCTTCGGCCGCGAGTCCAACCGATGCGCCGACTTCCTCAAGCGTATCTGCGCTATCACCCGCGCCGCGAAGAGTCTTTTGAATCCCCGCGCCCGCGAGCGCGATTGACCCGGCGGCGATGCCAAGATTGCGCACGCTTCCAAGAACTGCCTGTTCAAGGTTGCCGAACTGTTGCCGAACTTTCTGCGCTTCGCCGCCGAACGCCTTAAGGCGCGCGGTTACAGCATCAATGGATGCGCCGAGTCTCTGAAAGCCGGACGACGCATTAGCGGCGGCGCTAAGTTGCGTAAAAGCCTTCGTGCCCGCATCGCCGATCGCTTTCAGTTGCGCCTCGATAGCTTTGCCGCCTTCAAGGGCAATGCGTTGAGTAATCGTTTTACCGGCCATCGGTTTGAACCTTGCTGAAATAGAGCGATGCGAGTTGCTTACTTACGTCCTGCGCAACCCCTGAGATATTAAACCGCTTCTGAATCGTAACCTGTTTCAAGCCAACGAAAAGCGGTACGGCGCTAACTTTGCCGCGCTTGCCTTCCGAACCCCGACGAAGTTTTGAAAGCGAAAGTTTCAATCCTGAATTGGATCGCTGCGCTTCGCTCAAGCGCACATTAGTCGCGAGCAAAGGAAGCTTGCCCGGACGATTGAGCGAAAACATTTTAATACCGCGCTCGATAAAGCCGCGAGCCGTTGCGCGGTTGCGCCCATTCTTTGGCGTGCTGCGCAACGGAATCCAAAGCAGGCCACTCTTACCGACAATCCGCGCGCCCTCTTCGAAGACCAACGAATATGAAATCCGATGAAAGCCAAACGCGGCGGCGTTGATCGATTCCTTTTTTGACGGATAGATGTTCACCCGCCATGCGTTTTGCCAACGCGATGAAAAACCCGCCGCTCCGATGTTCTGGCGACCTTTGAGCTTAAGCAAATCCCCAACGGTACGGATCGCTTCCGTTGCGGCATGCGCGATCGTATCGCGTGCGTCCTTGCTGAACGCAACGCGAACTTTGTCCGCGATGTTGTTTGCCACGATCGCCATTTAGTCCCGCGTCCATTCGCGAACTTGCTTTTTCAAATCCTTCGGATCGCCGCGCGATGCCATTGCGCCGATATTCAGCGCTTCGGCGTTCGCGAACGCCCGGCGCTTGGAAGCAATAAACAAAAACGCAGAAATCCGACGCGGCGTATAAGACCAAACGTCGCGCGGATCGTGACCGGCCGAAATTAGCTCTTCGACCGCTGCGGCGATTTCGTAACCGGAATGTTTGTAGGCCCTGCGTCCAACACGCCCGCGATTGCCGTGAGGGCCTCCACGAAAGGGGCAACACCTTTCGGCATCGTCGCTTCGATGATCTTCTGGATAAGCTCAAGCTGTTCATGCGCGGCGAGCGACGCGGCGACCGCTTCAACTTCGACGCTGCCCGGCATCCCCGTCCCGGCGGCGATGATCGCGGCGATTGCTTCCGGTGCCAGCTTGAAGATCGTTTCGGCGTCAAGCTTCGGCTCGCGCCCTGTCAAAAGCTCGCGGAAGACGGGGAAGCGTTGAAGCAACACGGCAAAGCCGGTTGCAGAAACTCCGGTGATGGGAATGGACGTGCCGCGTACGGGGACCGTGAGCGAAGACGGGGCGATATCAAGCAAGCCGGGCATGTTCTAAAATCCTCTTTCTAAAAGTCATCTTGGCCCGGCCGCAAAATACGCGGCCGGGGAAAATCTTCGAACCGCTATACGGACTCGGACTCGGACTCGCTTGGATAGTCGCCGGACTCGCCGCCTTCGAGGGCAAGCAGCGTTGCGGTGCCGAAGCTTCCGTTGACAACCGCACACTCGCCGGTCACTTCAAGCTGGCCCCATTCGTCCGAAATCGGATTGAGCGACGACGACGGAAGAAAATCGACCTTGTTCAGGAGGATGATCCAGCGGGGACCAACTTCGTTCGTTCCGGTGAAACGCAGTTCGCCGGAAATCGCGTTCTCCGAGAAAATATCGATTTCCGTGTATCCATCCGAATTCGTCTCGGGATCGCCAAGCAGCGCGAGGCCCAGATTGTGCGCGTTCCATTCTTCCATGAGAACGCGGACCGTCATCGATTTTTTGAGCACGATGGTTCGATCCTTCGACCGAACGCCTTCCATCGAAGAGAAGTGCTCAAGAGATTCGGCGTTCGGCGTGAGTTCGAATTCGGGCACGTTGCCAAGATGCTTCCAGACGCTCGCGCCCGTGCGCTTGAATTCAACGATGCCTTTGCCGACGAAATAGTTGGTGATATTCGGGGCGGACATGACAGACTCCTGACTCTGATTTGTGAGACTGTCAGGCCGGAATCAAATCCGGCCGCAAAACGTACCGAAAGGCAAAGCTAATTCCCGCGATACCTTCGATGGTGCGTCCGGCCGCAAATCCGGTTGCAAATCCGGCATAACGTAAATCCCCGTCATGGCACAGGGCAACTAACGTTTCATCGTGCAAAACCGCCCGAATTACCTTGCGTCGAAGGGTGTTCAGGGCCGGGCCGATATCGTCCGCATTCTTCTGCACCAACAAATGCACTTCCGGAGTCATCACGACGATAACCGGCGTTGTCGCCGGACGTTTTCGCCCATACGCGGATTCCTCCGGCTCTTCGTCGGCGTCTAGAAGAATCAGCGCGCCGTCTTTTACTTTCTTTTCCGGCACGCTGATCTGATTACGGTACGCGTTATCCGCGCCCGCAACCGACTTCAAAACAGCAAGCAGGCGTGTAAGGATCGCTTCGCGATTATCGAATGCGGCGGCCATGACGTTTGACTCCGATTAGGTTAGAACTGTGAAGCGAATACGGCCGTGCGCGCCGGGGCCGCTGTTTGCGAAAGTACCGACTGCCGCTACACCGGCTGCACCAACTGCAAAGCTAATACCTGATCCGACAGCCGGGCCGCCGCTTGCAAGCGTGACTATGTGTGAGACGTACGCGCCCGAACCGCCACCGGGAGCGCCTTTCGATACAGCGGTTGACGTTACACCACCGCCCGCGCCCGAACCGCCGCCTCCGGGTCCGCTGCCAGCATTACCAGCAATGAAGCCGTTGCTCGCCGGATGCGTCACACTCGCGCCGCCCACGCCGCCGCTACCGGGCGCATTACCGCCAGCGCCAGACGTTGACGTGCCACCGTCGTTTCGCGTCTGCCCCGCCCCGGCTGTACCGCCGCTGGTGTTAACACTGTTGCCGCCGCTAGCTGTTGCCGCCGCGCCCGGAGTATGTTCACCGGATGCTGGATTGCCACCATTTGCAGTAAGGTTAAGCGTTGACACCGTTGACGCACCGGGGCCGGTCGGATGAATGGAAGCACCGGCAAGGCTTGTCAGCGCCGAACCGCCGCAACCCGGTCCCCAGACCTCAATCTTCATCGTGTTGTAGTTAGGCGTTGTTTGCGATCCCGAACCGGAGTCGAACGTCGCAAGAATGCCGGTCGTGACTCCTGCCACTGTGCCGGTCGCGCTACTCGTCACCGATTCACTAAAACCTTGCGCGTCCGTGTACGCGACACGACACTTAAGCGTGCTGCCAACATCGGACACGGTAGCAACATACGTTGACGCCGTTGCGCCTCCAATGTCAGTGCTTGCGCCGCGAACCCATTGATATGTGATTCCGGTTGCCGCGCCGTCCGGGTCATTGTTGTTGAACGTCGCGGTGCATGTTTGACCTTGCTGCGCAGTAGTCGCAAACGCGACCGACACCGTGGCGTCGCCGTCGTCCGTGTAAACCGCCGCCGTCGAATTCGAGTCAATCGCTTCCGAGAAACCTTGCCCATCCGTGTAACTGACACGACACTTAAGCGTGCTGCCAACGTCGGACCCGGTAGCAACATACGTTGACGCCGTTGCGCCTCCAATGTCAGTGCTTGCGCCGCGAACCCATTGGTATGTGATTCCGGTTGCCGCGCCGTCCGGGTCATTGTTGTTGAACGTGCATGTGAGAGTTAGACCAACGCCGGGATTTCCTGTGACAGTTGCAGTTGCGTCGCCGCTGTCGATCCCGGCAACTGCCGCTGTGCTATTTGAATAGATTATCTCAAAGAAACTTTTTGCGTCCTTATAGATAACGCGGCATTTGATGGTGTGGCCGGGGTCTGTATTGGTTAATACATACGTTGACGAAGTTGCGCCGTTGATTACTGTTTCTGAATCACGAATCCATTGATACGTCGGACCTTCTATAGCCGCACCGTCCGGGTCGTCATCGTTGAACGTGCAAGTTAGTGTTTGCCCTTCTGTTGCGGTTCCTGTAACGGTCGCGGTTGCGTCGCCCGTATCCGCGCTCGGATCAAACCAGCGTATCGCGCCCCAGACACTACCATCCCATTCAAATTGCGGCGAACCGGGAACCGCTGGGTCCGGATACTGATCGCCGATTGTTGGTGATGCTGGAAAATTCAAAGCCATGATACTGCTGCTTTCTCTTACACCAGTTCCGCGTCAGTCGCCCAATGGATAAGATGCTGCGAGGCGGCAGTAGTAGTTTCGTTAACAACGCAGCGGAAACCTTTTTCGGTTGGCTCGCTCACTGCAACAAGACGACTCGTACCCCCGTTTGCATCGTACCAGTATTGATTCGCGACTACTGGATTGTAGGTTGTGATGGTTCCGACCCTTACCATCGGGACTTGATACACTACACTGAACGATCCGGAGCCCGCGCCTGTGGACGCCGTAACCACCGACACGCAACCGGCGAACGAACCAACATTCTGCACAGGCACGGTTCCGTAAGGGAATGTCTTCGCGTAGTAGGCCAAACAATCAAGCAGCGTTTCAGAAAACAACGTTCGTATGAAATCAGTAACGGCCGGGGCCTTTCTAATCTGGACTTCAGTGATTTTTACATCTTTTGAGCCGGTGCTAAGAACACCGCTTGGAAAACGGAATTCAATTTGTGCCCCGTTATCGATGTTGGTGTACGCTGACACATCGACTGTAAGACTAACCAGCATCCACGCCCCATTGGCACAACTCTGCAGACTAGTTGTCAGGCGATTAGTTACCGTCGTAAAAGTGTTTTCAGTGCCGGGTGTGCCTATCAATAAATCGGGTGTGAATGCGGACCCTGATCCATTATAAATATAAGCTTGAACGGTGATCTCGCCTTTTATTAGTGGGATGTTTTCAGCAGCGATACGTTGGCCTATTAGAACAGTTGTCACCGACGTTGCGCCAACAACCTGTAATGAGTATCGACTTAAATTGGTCGATGGGACGAGAGTCGATCGTGATTGAACGACGGCTGCGCCAGCCGGGTTAACATACCATCGATCTGCACGGTATGAACGTGTACCCGTACCGCTAGACAAATTGCCCGTGCCGCGTTGCCACACGTCCATCGCGCCGTTAATGATCGCGTTTGGTACATCGCCGATAATGTCCGAAATTGGGTGCGTATGTTCAGGTAGTGATGACGCGGTTTGCACCCATTGCGTAGAGTCACCATCGTTGTAAAGAATATAAAGAATGCCGTTCGTGCTATTCCACCAAAGCGAGTCATCCGGCGCGCCGACTGGCGGCGTATCGCTAACAAGTGCATAAGTCGGCGGACCTTCGTCGCCGTCCGCGCCGTCCGCACCGTCTGCGCCGGGCGGACCTGTAAGATTACCTACCGGACTCCCCCATTCGCCGCTCGCCTTTGGCCCGTACACGTCGCCGGTATCAACGTCTAAGTATGTGTCGCCGTCTTCGCCGTCGCCGCTATCGCTTGGCGCGCCAGAACCGGAAAGGAACGACGAACCGTCCAAGCCATCGTCGCCGTCCGCGCCGTCCGCGCCGTCCGCGCCGTCCGCGCCGCGCAAATCCACCGCGTCTGCGATATCGGCGACAAGACCAGACGCACCAAGATAACCCGTTGTCGGCGGCGTGCCTTCGCCGCCAACCCATGACGTGATTTGCAGAACGCGCCGTTCGCCATCGGCGATCATCGCGAATACGGGAGTCCATCCGTCCGCGCCGCTTCCGCCGCTACCGGACCCGCCATCGCCGTCTGCACCGGGAAGCCCTCGCGGTCCTTGAAGTCCAAGACCGGGGAATCCCTGATCGCCTTTCTTGCCTTTGATATTTCCTTTCTTGTTGTATTTCCCTTTCTCTTTCTGGAAAACATCGCCGCTCAAAGTGTTCAACCAAACGTCGTCATTCACGCCAACGGAGTCGTCAGGGTTGTTCGGTCGGGGAAACCATTTCGAACCCGGCGTGCCAACGTCGCCTTTGATACTGCGGCCGGGATCGCCCTTGCTGCCCTTCGCGCCGGGTTTGCCGGGCTTGCCATCTTCACCATTCGCGCCGGGCTTGCCGTCTTTACCCTTCGCGCCGGGCTTGCCGGGCGCGCCGGGTACACCGGGATCGCCCTTCGCGCCGGGCTTGCCGGGCGCGCCGGGTACACCGGGATCGCCCTTGATGCTGCGGCCGGGATCGCCTTTGTCGCCCTTGTCGCCTTTCTTGCCGGGCGCACCGGGAGTTTTTGCGATCCGTAACGCATCTTGAATTTCCGTGCTGCGCTTCTGTTCGCGTACAGTCTTCGCCGCGCGCACCAATGCACGCGCTTTTTTCAAACGCGCTTCCGCCGCAGGGTCGGTGAAGCCGATCTTAACTCGCATTACACTGACTCGGATTCGGACTCGGATTCCGACGCGGACGCGGATTCGGATTCGTCGTCCGTCTTGTCCGACAAAATCAAATACACTTCGCCGTCGCGCTCGCCTTTAGGGGACGGCTTCACGCGATAGCTTGTGACTTCCCAACTCAATCCGTTAAACGCGATCCGCGCGCCTTCGAGCGAGTCAACGGATACGCCGCGCGCCGTAAGTTCGGCGACGCGCAACACGCCAACCGGCCGGATCGTCTGAATGTTCACGTCTTCGCCGATATCGACTCCGGCGGTCTTATCGAGAATCGTCAGGTCTTCGTATTCGGAATCCGCGAGCGTGAGCACGGCCGGGACACCCTGAATCGCATAGATCGGGTTGTATAGAAGAGCCTGATAATCCATGGTCCGGCCGTCCTTGCGGCGGACAATTTAGACGGCCGGGGACCTAGAATCAGCTAACGTTTCGGAGTCAGAACAACGTCTTTATGAACACGTTCGGCGACGACATAACCAATACCGGCAAGCCATTTTTCGGCGTCGCCTTGCTGGCTTCCATACTTTTCGGAAAGCCCTTTGTCTTCAATGACGATTGTTGGACGGTGACGAATGATCGTCTTCACCGCGCCCTGCAAGGCGTTGAGTTCGAATCCCTCGATATCGAGATAGAGCAAATCGCAAGCGGGATATTGAAAATCATCGATCCGGACGACGGGGATTTGCCCGCCGCTCGCGACGTAAAACGCGCCGCAGTTCGCAAGCTCATGCGATGCCAATTCGAGTCGGATCAAATCCGGCATAACACCTAGCGCCGCCTGCGTCCGAACGACGTTCGGCAGATGCGCCGTGTTCACCGTCAATGCGACGAAGTTCAGCGGATGCGGCTCGAAGGTATAGACCGTTTCGAATTCCTTCGCGAGCGCGATCGGCCACACGCCGCAATTGCCGCCCGCTTGAACACAAACGCCGCGCCCGCACGTATGCTTGAGTGCAACGGCTAGGTCTTTCGCCATGTTGAAGATGACTTTGTTGCAGGCAACATCCATTGCTGGAAACAGCAAGCCACGTACACGCTTAAAGCCCTTAATCTCAATCATTTTCCTTCATCCAATCGTTGACGTGTTGTTGCACTGTTTGAATGATTCCTTTACGCGTGCGAATTTGCGTCTGCATCGCCTCCTTACGATCCGCTTCGGGGAAGTGCGAGAACGGGAGAAGATTCGCGTACACGCTTCCGTCATGATTCCAAAACAGTTTGCGCGGCTGATCTGAAAACTTTGACCGAACCCCCGCGTCATCGCGCGTCGGCAATAACTCGCCATCCGCGAAGACATTGCCGAAGTCATTGACGATCGCCGGAATCAGCAACCTATGTTTGGCGGCGACATACAGACGCGAGCCGCCGACGTACTCGCAAACGATATTTCGCGGCCGGTTGCGTAAGTGCGGCGGCAACTCGATTTCACTTCGACGCTGCAAGCGGCCGGTGACAAGCATCACCGGGTTAGTCACGCCGTCGCGCAAGATGCTTTCTTCAAGCAGGCGGTAATGCCCGGTCGCAGCATTGAAAAGTCGCACATACGATTCTTCCATGATATCGCGAACGGGATCGTACTTCGCATTCCACCAAGTCTCTTTTCCTTTCCATCGCTTGGCAATTTCAGGAATGAGGCGCGGCGAAGCAAGATTGAAAATGCGTTCAGCACTTAACAGTACAAAACGGACGTGCATCACACCAACTCCGTCGCAAGATTCCAAGGCTTTGGCTTTCCGTGAAATACCAAAATGCGAGTCCCTTCCGGCACTTTCCCGGACGGCTGAACGTGAACCTTGTATGAGCAAATCGCGCCGGGGTGTGTGTCTTGCCAGCGCAAAACGGAAGACTCGACTCCTAGCACTTCCTCTAGGAAATTCTGATCGCCGTTATGGCCCGGCCGCTTCACGCTAAAACGCGAAATGATTTCTTGTTCTTTACCGCACCATGCCTGCCACACGCGGGCGCGATCTTCCATCGTCAGATACATAACGGACGATTGCAGACCGTCCGCGCGATAGAAGTCGCGAAGCATCGTCGTGTTTCCAACGCGAGCAAGGTTCGCGACGGGGCCAAGAACCGTTGAGTCCAAATCCATATAGAAAAGATCGCCCTCGATATCCGGGCGAAACAATTCCATTTTTGACCACCATCCGGGATAGTCGTATTTGAGCAAGATATTCTGCGGTGCCATGATCACCGGAATATCCGCGAGCGCGACAACATCGCAATCTGTGATCTGCGCAGCTAATCGGCGAACGTGCGTCGGCGTGTACTCTTTCGACCAGCGCATGACCAAATAGACTTTTGGTTTTGTCATAGGGTGCTTTCTAGCGTTGCCTTCGGCCACCATGTAAGGAGTGAAATCGGACTCGTATTGATCACTTCGACTCGAAGCTTTTTCAGATGATCAACGATCAAACAGAGTTGCGTCTGCTGAACCTCCCAAGTCTTGTTGCCGGGTTTGTTTTTCCAAGGATGCGCGGCGTGGTGATGCGACACGCCGTTTTCGTCGCGGCACATATCGGCCCCAAGCAAGACGATCTTTCCGCCGATCGCGCCGGGCAGAAGCGCGCCGATCTTGTGAACCGCAAGGTTCATCGCGCCTTGAATGCTTGTGCGTTGCGAAGCCAGATGGGCGGGATTCGTGGCGAGGCCGGGCGGCGGGCGAACGCGCAACATGCGCTTGAGGCCGGGGCCGCGTGCCGCCTTGGCGACGGTAACTAGACGGCCCCGAAACGGCTGTAGCGCGGGCCGTGATTGGTGTTCTTTCCACCAACGGCTATCCCCGAAGAAAACATAATCAGCGAACGGAACGGCTTCGTAACTCGAATTGACAGCGATCACGCGACGGCCGCGCAATAGCTCCAAATTCTGTTGCCGAACGCTTGTTCCGCCGCCGACAATGAATACGGTTTCGCCGCGCCAATCCGGCGACGCGGCCCAATAAATGGCCATGACAATAATTTCTAAAATGGATAATGAAAAAGCCGTGACGGGGTAATCCCCCATCACGGCCTGATTTCGTCAGTCGTACATCGCCGCGCGGCCTACATGATACCGGCGCAAAGCGTCTGCGGTCGCAGACACAAGGGCAGCGGATTCTGCTGCGTGTGCAATTCCACGAAGCGATTGAACCGCTGATCGGGCGCGATCTTGGCGTAGCGCGGAAGGCCCTTGGTGTTGGCCGTCTCCATGAAGTCGCCCGGCGCGAAATACTCGGCATAGAGGCCGGGGACGCCCGTCAGGAACAACACGGCTTCGTCCGGCGCAATGCCGACCGTGCCGCCGTCCGACGCGTCGGCGTCGCCGCCGTCGTCCGTGCCCTGATAGTTCTCCCAGACGATGCCGCCGTACTCGAAGACACCGAAGGCGTAATTGCCGCCAAGGCGAACGGTCTGTTCGGCCGTCTGCAAGAACGTGCGCTTCACGTCTTCGCGCGAAATGAGTGCGTCGAAGAATGTATCACCGCAGAACGCCCAGACCTTCGCCGAACCCGGAAGCGTCATCTTCGCCTTGCGCTTGATGAAGCGCGAAACTTGCTGACACCGCACGCGAAGGTCTTCGCCGCCGGAGTCCGACGCATCGAGTCCGAAATCGAACACTTCAGGCTCGTAAGCGGAGTCGCTGTTCTGCACTTCGAACAGCGTAAACAGATCGGTCAGAGTCGATCCGTCCGCGTCCAGAATCTTGCCGCGAAGCGCGCCGAGTCGGTGATGCTCAAGCGTCAGGTCATGACGCGCGGCCATCTTGTTCATGCGGCTGACGACGGTATTCGTGACGGTCCGGAGTTGATCGGTCGTACCGAACTCGCGCACGCCGACGACTTCGGTTGCCTGAATGGTGTCTTCAAGCTGAATGTGCGGGATCGAAACCGAACGCAGAGTCGCTTTGTCGGCCGTTTCCTTTGCGGACGGCGAACCGCGCGGCGAAGTCTGAATGAGCGTCAGGGCCATGCCCTTGCGTTCGATGCTGACGGTCGTAACCGCGACGCCCTCGCCGACGCCCGCAAACGCGAGCGCTCCCGCGCGACCCGGAACGTGATCGATTTCATTGATCGCGGCGGTCAGAGAAACGAGGCTGAATGCGTCGTCGTTGAAGATATCCATGTGTTCCATGACAGAAGCGCCTCCAAAGCGCGGATTAAATCGACTGTCATGGATTGTTCGAATCCTAGTTGATCCGACAACGCCGGATCAACTAACGTTTCAGCGCAGAACGATATTCTTGGCCGCGAGCGCGGCGATCACGGCGGCGTCTTCCGCATCCGAAGAGTCATCGTGCAGCTTCACGCTCGACGCCTTCACTTCCGCCAAACGTGCGATATACGCGAATTTCGTATCAGCCGTGAGCGTGACCGGCGACCCGCCGGGCACAATGAGAATGCCCGCGATAGCTTCATCGGACACGCCTTCCGAGTTGACTGAGCCTGTTGCGACAACGAATTCACTACCCGAGCCGTCGTCTGTAACCACTTGACCGTCTTCGACGGTTTGGCCAGACGAAACAATGCAGCTTTCGCGTGAGAGTGTGCCCGGCGCTTCCGACAACAGGAATTCCCCGGCGTGCTTACCTTCGGTCTTGACGCTCATGGCCTTGATCCTTCCTTGATCCGCGTTGAAATGTCATCCTTAAATGGCCTTGTCGGAAAACTGCGTACAGTTTTCGGACAAAGCCCGCGCCGACAAACGCGGCGCGGGTGTTAGGCACGCAGCAACTAGGCCGCGTACTTGCCTTTCTTGTTGAACCGATCGAAGATATCCTTCGCGTCGATTTCCTTACCCGTGCCGCCTTCCGACGCGCCGGGTGTGTTGTGTGCGGAAATCTCGCCGGGTTTCTTTCCCTTGGCCTTCGCCGCTGCCGCCGCGTCGGCCGCATCCTGCGCCGCCTTCGCAAGCGCCTCGCGCACTTCGACCGGGGTCTTGTTGTCCGCGATGAACTTTTCGGCCGCTTCCGGCTTCCCGGCGATCAGGCAGAGCGAACGGATTTCGTTCTGCTCGGCAACAAGTTCGGCGCGAATCTGTTCAGGAGTCTTCGCCTCGATATCCTCGCCGTCGTTCTCGTTTTCGTCCTTTTGACCCTTGACCTGCTTGGTCATCTTCTGACTCCTCAATGTTCGGCCGAAGGCTTCCGGCGCGTTGTGGAATTTCGAAATGTCCAACTTGGCCGATGCCGCGAGTTGCACCGGGTCAATCACCTTGTCGGCAAAGCCGAAATCGACGGCCTCTTCCGCATCCAACCAAGTTTCCTTGTCCATCATCGCGGCGACTTCGGCACGCGGAAGTCCCGTACGCTTCACGTAAGCGTCCCGGATAATCGCGCCCATTTTCTTGAGCGCGCCCGCGAACGATTCGAGTTCGTCGGCGCGGCCAAGCATGCCGCCCCAAGGCTCATGAATCATCAACATTGCGTTTCTTGGCATTCGCACTTCGTCGCCTACCATCGCGATCACGGATGCCATGCTCGCCGCAAGGCCCATCACCGTGACGATCTTTTGCGCGGGATGCGCCTCAAGTGAATTGAAGATCGCAATGCCGTGTGACACGTCGCCGCCGTCGCTGGAAATCAAAATGTTCAGGCGCTTCACGTCGCCGAGTCCACGCAACTCGCGATGAAAATCCCCGGCCGACACACCCCAAGCGCCAATGTCCGAATAGATGGCGATTTCAGCGGACTTGCCGTCGCGCGCCGCCCGCATCGAATACCAAGTTTGCTTTGACATTGGGTGACACCCTTTTTGATTTCGTCCACCGGGGTGGACGAAATCACTCTGACGGTGGAATATCCACGGACGTATTCCCCGGATCAACTAACGATTCACCGTCGTCTGCGGTATCCGGCGCGACGATGACGGACGATGAAAGCCGGATAAAGCTGATACCGGCCGCGTCCGCGCGCTCTTGATCCTGTGCAATTCGCGCATCGTTCTCTTCCGGATCAACCCCGAGCGCTTCGACAACATCGCTTCGCGCCTTGAACCCGGCGTCAACTGCAAGCTTTTCTGCAAGCAAGTCTTTGTACGGATCGACCCAATCCCATTTGGGCGTGACCCATTTCGCCGCGCGCTCGCGCTGCGGATTCGCGACATACGCCGTCGCCGTGATCGGGAGTTTCGCCGCCAAGACCGCAAGTTCGAACCACCGAATCCAGATCGCGCGGCAGAACTGGTAAACCATGACATGGTGTTGATGCTGTTCGATCCGGCGGCGGAATTCGACAAGGCCCGCGCGAATCGAACTGTAGTTGACTGCCTTCATATCGCCGGTCATCGAAGCGTAAGGCACACCGAAGCCAGCCGCCGCGCGCAGCAAATTGCGATACTGAAACGCTTCGTACGAAGTACCAACGTCCGCCGGTTCGGAAAACACAACGCTCTGCCCGGCATCAAGATCGACAACCGCGCCCGGCTCAAGCGTGAAATCCGATGTTCCTGCATCGGACTCGCTTGTCGCGCCGGTCAACGGATTGTCTTCCGGCTTATCGCCGGGATTGCGCGTGACGAACGCCGCGAACAGCGCTGCTGTGCGCTTGCGCTCTAGTTCTGCATCGTCGTACAGGTCAAGCAACGCGAGCGTTACAATACCTGCGATCGTGTGCGGGATGCCACGAATCTGCCCGGCGCGAATCGGCCTGAACAAGTGCAGCACTTCGTCGGCTGGGACGCGTACTTTCTCGCCTTTGAAAGAATCAAAAGTGAAAAGCAGTTCGCCCGGATGGCGGCGATAAAACCAATACGCCGCGCGACGGCCGATCGCGTCAAACTCGATTCCACATTCGACGCGCCCGCCGTTCGGCAACGCTTCGTTGTGATCCGTTGGCAGCATTTCCGCCGGAAGCAACTGCAACTGAATCGGAACGCTCAAGCCATCCTTGGCGAAGCGCCGACGAACCCGAACGAAGCATTCGCCCGCTTCGAACATTTCGCCCGCGACAATCGTCTGCAAGCCAAAGAAATCGGTCAACCCATCGGCGTCGGCTTCGTCCGTCCAATCGAGAAAAAGCTTCTGGATTTCTTTCTTCGTATTCTTGTCTTCGTGCAGCGATGACGGCTTGATGCCCGAACCGACAAGCGCGGACACATACGCCTCCCGCGCCGCCATCGCATACGAATTGTTCAGCGCGAGATAGCGCGAGCGCGCAAGCAGCGATCGGCCGTACGATCGAATCAGAGTGTTGATCGCCGTCGTCGTCGTCGGTATCGAGCGCAAGCGCCGTCCGGTGCGCCCGGCCTCGAAGCCGCGCGCCGTCGCGCGTTCGCCGCGCCCGCGCGCATCCTCAACTTTCAAGCTGTGAACAACAGACAGACTCGCCATCGGTTAGAGTCCCTTGCAAATCTGCCGGACATAACGAATCTTCGCACGGCTCTTGCCTTGGATCGTGGCTAGATCGCCTTCAAGGTCTGCAAGGATTTCGTTCATTTCCTTGAGCGATCGGAACTGAGTTTGTTCTTCACCGTGCCGAACGATAAGCACGCCGGAATCGCGAGCCGCACGAATGGCGACGATCCGGGCTTCAAGTTCTGATTCGGATGTTGCCACGGGTCCGGCCTTCCAAGAGCGGGCGATCTTCGGAACCTAGGCGAGCGGAAAGCACAACATCAACTAACGATTCAACTCAGGAAGTTCGAATGCCGCACGCGCGAGCGCGGCGCGATTCGCCCGGCGGGCGTCGGTGCCTTCGGTTTCGGATCGTCGCCGCCGTCGTTTGGTCTGAAACTTTCAAGGTGCGCGGCGATGTTTTCGAGATTCAGTTTCCGCACGGCGTAGAGTCCGCTCAACGCTGCGAACGCGTACACGCGCAAGTCAAGCGCTTCATTCGCCCGGCCTCTTTGCAAAACCCATTTGCGCGCTTGGACGCCGCCTTTCTTTTCAAGGATCAACGTCTCGGATGTAAGCTGATCAAAATACGCTGGCGTTCGTCCGGCCGGGAAATGGCAATAGCCCGGCCCCGCGTCAACAATCTTCAAGCGATCATAGATCGTCTGTTTCGCAGCGTTGACTCCGATGATCACAGGACGATAGCCCGTCTGACGAAACTTGCCCGGCTCAAGTTTCGGGATGGGCCACACGGGACTCCACTGCCCGCCAGAATCGTTCGCGCCTTTGATAGCCCAAAAATTGCGGCCCATGCGAGCGCGGCAAAAATTATAGACTTCGTTCGTGTTGTGCCCGCCGGAGTCAACACACACGCCACGGATTGCCATCCGCCCGCCGCCTTCGTACTCGAAACCGCCGAGCAAATATTCGTCTAGCTCTTTCCACACTTGCGGTTGTGACGGATCGCCTTGGAACATCTTGTGTTCGATCGACCAAGATTCCTCGCTGCCCGGCGTCAAACCGAAGCCAACAACTTCGCATTCAAGTCGGCCGACGTTTGCGCTACCGCCCGCTTGCACGTCAACGCCCGCCGTCAAGATCACGACGCCTTTAGGTACTTGCGCCGGATAGATTTCGCAGCGTGAGATAAGGCTATGAGTCTCAACTTTTTTCAAAGCCTTGAGTGCGAACGGGAGTCCTAATGCTGTATTATAGAACGTCTGTTTCGTTTCCGGATCGTCCTTCGCGTCAAGCCATTTATTCGCAAGCTCAACAACACTGCTGAACGGCGAGTGAAGTTTACTACAGTGAAAACCTGCATGCTCATTCGACACGGCGCGCTCGCCGCATTGTTTGCAGCACGCGAGTCCAACTTGATTCTTAGCATCCCACTCCCAACAATCTTGTTTCATCGGCTCTTGGCGTTCGCCACAGCACACAAACGGCCGCGTCTGTTTCCACTTGAAGCCGCCTTCGGTCGTACAGATCGCAAGCCGTTCGGCTTCGGACCAAGCCGCGCCGCAACTCTCGCAATAGATAGCCGCCGTCTCCGGTTCGTGTACGCCGTCCGATGCTTTCTCCCATTCGACGTGTCGGAAGAATTCCAGCGTTTGTTCAAAACCACAATGCGGACAAGCGCAGTACGCGCGCCGCTGGTCGGACGACAGATACGATTTGTAAATGCGGGATGTTTCTTCCCACGTCGGCGAGCAAGTACGAATGCGCAGATGATTCCATTTGAACGTCGCTGTTCGCTCTTCGCCAAGCGTGATTGGATCGCCTTCCTTCGTCGTTTCGTATTTGTCGATTTCATCCATGAGCGTGATTCGGATCGCACGCATAGCAAGGTTCGCTGGCGATCCGGCAGACGCAAGCGCGAGAAATCCGCCGGGGAATTCTTTGTAATCGAGCGTATCGGAAGAGTTGCGCGTGTTCTCGTCGCCCAACAAGTTCTTGAGAACGGGCGTCGCTCGCGTCATCGGTGCGAGTCGTTCCTTCGAGAACGATCGAACTGAATCGTCTTTCGGTTGTGTCAAGAGCATCGGGCAAGGATCAAGATGCGCTTTGTATCCGATGACGTTTTCAAGCAATGCCGTCTTCATTACCTGCGTGCAAGACATCACCGTAATGATGGATACGCCGGACTCAGTGACGGCCATCATAGGGCCGCGCGCAATCTCAACGCGCGATGTGCGCCACGGCCCGCCGATCGCCGACGACATGGAAGACAGCACGCGATATTTATCAGCCCATTGCGGAAGTGTTAGCCGGGGTTGAGGGCGAAGGCCCTGTTCGTCTTCCTCATTGAAGACGACCCATAGATTGCGGGCGCTGTCGGTTTCAAGAATCGGAGTCGTCATCCTCGGACTCCCATTTGTGACCCGACAGTTCGGCAAGCGCTTCGTTGATTTCCGTCGCGATCTGTTTTTCAACTGCGGCCGGGTCTTTGAGCGCGGCGACCGCTTCGGCAACGCGGCCGGGGATCGTCAGGATTCGAGCGCGCAACCCGCCGATTTTTTCGCGGTACATCAACCGCACTTCCTCAACAGGAACCAACTCACCTTGACGCTTGCGAAGATCAAGTTCGCGAAGACTCGCTTGCGCGTCCTTGTCACGAACCTTGGCGCTATCCATTGCCGTCGCGCCTTCGTCGGCTTCGAGCAATCCAGACTCACGACGGATAAACCAATTGATCGCGACGGCCGTATCTATCTTCGTCGCAACACCTTTGCGAAGTCCTACACTCACAACAGGCATGCCCGCGCCGATCATCTTCGTTATCGTCTTATCAGCCTTGCCGATGATCGCGGCAAAACGGGCCTTCGTCACAAGCTCCCCCAACACCGGAGTCGATTGCGCCTGTTCGTCGTCTTCGATTGCAAAAGGGTCGCGCGTTGTCATGCGCCACAAATAGGCGATGCAGCCGCCCGCGCTCAACTAACGAATCGATTCGTGGGTTAGACCCTGAGTCAAAAAATCTGAATCTATGTGGGACCGAAAAAGTTTTTCAGGAGTCGCAAATCCAATTGCCTTGGCCCGAAAAAGTTTTTCGGGGGTTAGTCCTGAAAAACTTTTTTGGTAGCTGCGAATAGTTTGCACTACCGATCTGCCCGCTTAAAAAACTTTTTCAGCCAGTACCTTTTGAGCCTGAAAAACTTTTTCAGCCTCACATTCGATCCAATCGATTAGCCCTCAGAGTTCCTGAAAAACTTTTTCAAGGAATATATGTGTTGTCTCATAACGGGGGTCTATTCCCCAATAGAAAGTTGTCACCCTTAATCAATCCTATCTATATGATTAAATACTTACAAGGCCTATGAGGGATAGAGGAAGCTGACAACTTTGTATAGGCGAATAGAGCCCCAAAAAGACCGGGGAGGATTATTCAATGATTTCAAGGCTATTTGAAAAAACTTTTAGTTAATTGTGTTTTTCGATTGACTAAGCCTGTTTTCGAATTTAGAAACGCATTATCGAAAACAGACAGTGAAAAAGTTTTTCAGGATACCCCATGCCCATTCAGACAGTTCGGCTTGCCGATCTTCAGACCAATCCCTACCGCGATCTGCGGATTGACCCTATCGATCAGGATCAGGTCGCCACACTCGCGCGCTCCATCAAGGAGTTCGATTTCTGGGGTGGTGTTGTAGCCCGCAAGCATGGTGACGTTCTACAGATAGCCGCTGGCCACCATCGCGTACACGCCGCAATGAAGGCGGGTCTTGTCACAGCACAAATCCACGTTGGCACGAATATTGACGATGCCATGATGGCTCGCCTGCTTGCGCAAGAGAACGCGACACAACGCGGCGATTCATCCTCAACAGCCGCAACAGGGTCGGTCGCAGCTGCTATCCGCTACCTTGCCCCGGTCATCATGAGGGGCGATCTGGCGAAGCTGCCGGGCAAACATTGGGATCGACAAGACGGAAAGTCGTTGCAGGCGAAATCGCCTGCAACGGTGAAGGACCGCATTGCGGATGACCTTTCCAAACTTCAACACCACATCGGTTCGGATAACGGTATGGGTTGGCAAATCATCTGCGATTTCCTTTGGGGCGTTCCCGGCTTCACCGAACGATCGACGCGCGACTATCTCGCCACGGTGAAATCATCCGGCGCATATACACGCTACATCAAGGAAGCCGCGAAGCTTGTCGGTGAAGAGCGCGCCGAACAAGAGGCGAAGGCTAAGCAGCGCGAAGACGCGGCGCGTAAAAGGCGTGAACAGGCTGAACGTGAAGAGAAAGAGGGGCATGAACGAAAACGCAAAGCCGACGCCGACGCTAAGAGAGCTAAAGAGGCATCCGATAAAAAACGCGCGGCGGACGCGCTCAAGCGCGCAAAAGAAGAAACCAAAAAAGCACAACAGAACAAACGCGCAGCAAAAGAAGATGAAGAGCGCGCGGCTAAAGAGCGCAAGCCCTCGCGCGTCGCGTCAAAAGCCGACAAGGCCGCATCTTCCATCAAACGTGTTTTTGATGACGAAGGTGTTTCGCCTTTCTTCTCCAATGGAAATCAGAAGCAGGTGTTTCGAACCATTGTCGAAGACATCGGGCTTAAGACGCTTGCTTTGAATCGGCAAGCGCCACTTGCAAAAAAGATTGCTGATCTCGCTAAAGAGCAAGGCCGCGAGCTTTCAGGCACATTCATCCGCGAGACGATCAGCGCGATCGTATTTGCTGAAAAGAACGCAGCCCGCCGCGCTGACAACAACGCGCGCAAGGAAGCGTTTAAACGAAATGTCGATATGCGCATGAAAGAATACATGCATCACATCGTTCGCGATTTTCAACGCATCGCGGCCGAAGGAAAAAAGCTGACGTTGTTAATTCGGGAGAATCCCGAAGTGCCTTTCACGATATCCGTGAGCGTGCTGGGCAATCTAAAAGAAGCTCGCGAGTTCATCGATCAAATCATTAAGGAGCATGAAGGACATGGCCAATCCACTGTCAGGCTTATCGCGTCGCGGTAGCATTATGGTGCCTGTTGCGCATCTTCTATTCAAAAAGTTCAAGGTTGGTCAGGAAATCACACCGGATCAATTTGAAGAATTACTTGTTAAAGCAGGCCGCTCCGCATCGGAGAATCCTGCGGTCTGGCTTCATCAAGAAAAATATCAACTGAATTTACTTGGGCGGAATATTCATATCCGCACCAAGGAAGGGCTGCCCGCGTTTCAGCTTGATATTATCGTTCCCGGTCTATGGAAAATTCGATCGGTCGAAGATTCGATGATCAACAAGGATCGTATCCGGGCGTGCGGGCGCAAGACCAGCGGGCAAGCGAAAGAAGCCATGGAGCTTCTGGACAATATCGATCTGGAAAAACTCGATGAGGCCCAGATTCGTTACGTGCGCAAAGCCGAGCACGAATTAGCGGAACTCGCTTCGGATATTAATCACAGGCAAGTTCGCATGGCGCATATCCGTTCGAAGCTTGCGAGCCTTCCGGCGGCTTAGCGGTCCCGTCCCATCTTGCGGCAGCACAAAATAGACGTGAGTCATATGCCCCTACCCCTTGTCAAAGCTTTCGAACAATACAGCGCCAAGGTCTTCACCTTGATTCCGCTGTTCAGGTTCGATGCCACATCCCGCACCAAGAAAGGGATTGTACGCCGGGACGGCAAGCGCCCTCTTCACTTCAACTGGACTAAACGCCTGTATGAGCGCGCCCGCGTTATAGCCCTCGCATCCAAGGGCCACAACGTCGGGGTACGCCTGAAAGCCTCACAACTGGTCATCGATGTTGATCCCCGCAATGGCGGCGATGTTGGTTTCAGAAACCTGTGCGCCGATCTGAAGCTTGACCCTTCCATCTATCCTACCGTGATCACCGGGAGCGGCGGCTTGCATGTCTATATGACCAAGCCCGAAGACGTGCCCGTTGTTGACACCCTCGAATCCTATCCCGGTGTTGAATTCAAATCCAAGGGCAGACAGGTACTCGCCGCCGGTTGCATTCACCCTGACACACTCAAGCCTTATGCGTTCGATGGGTTTTCACCGACCCTCGAAGATGGCTTGCCGCCCGTCCCGCCGAAATTGCTCAAGTTCATAAGACGCCCGCAGCGAAGCGGCGTGATGGGCGGCGGACAATACGACCAAGAGCAGATCGCGCGTGCGCTCGACAGACTCGACGCGACCGATTTTGCCGATCAAGACAAATGGCTGCGTATCATGATGGCTGTGCATCACGCATCCGGCGGCGATGCGCGGCAAGAATTCATCGATTGGTCAACATCCGACCCGCACTACGCCGACGATTCCGAAATCATCGGGAGACGTTGGGATTCTCTGCACAAGGAAAAAAGCGACGGCATCACATATCGCACGCTGAACAAATATCTTGCCGAAGCGGGCGCGGGCAGCGCGCAAGTCGCGCCAGAAGTCGAAGCCGACGAATTCGGCGACGTGCCCGAAGAGCAAGACGACGAAGACGATAGCGAAATCACACAACGCATTGCTGCCGGTGAAGACCCTTTTGCGCTAGGCGCAGACGACGGGATTCGTGAGGAAGGCAGATCGGATGCAGCGTTATCGCGGCTCGAAGCACTGAACGAAGAGTACGCCACTGTTCGCGATGCCGGGAAATTCAAAGTCATCTATCACAGTTATGATTTCGCTCTAAGGCGTAGGCATCTTGGCGCGCTTTCTCCATACGATTTCGAGAAGATGTTTTCTAACGAGCGTATCGAGAACGACAAAACAGGTAAGAGCCGAAACGCATCGGACACTGTTCCGCTAGGCAAGGCTTGGATGGAATGGCCGCAACGCCGCCACTACAACGGCGTTTGCTTCGAGCCTGAACACGAAGGCGAAGCGGACCAACTGAATCTCTTCGACGGCTTCGCATACGAAGCATCGCGCACGGGTTCGTGGCAGCGCCTCGAAGAAATGATTTTCGAAATCTTGAGCGAATCGAATGACGACACGTTCAAATATGTTTTGAACTGGCTTGCCTTCCTGTTCCAGCATCCGGCCGAACGCGCTGAAGTCGCTCTTGTGTTCCAAGGCCCGCGCGGCGTCGGCAAAGGCACGCTAGGCAATCTTATCGTGAAGCTGATTGGACGCCATGCGCTTAGCATCGGATCGTCTGAAGCAATCGCCGGGCGCTTCAATAGCCATCTGCAAGACTGCTTGTTCTTGTTCGCCGACGAAGCCGTGAAGCCTTTCGACAAGGTAGCGGAATCGCGGCTCAAGAATCTGATCACGGAACCGCTCATAGCCTCAGAGCGCAAGGGTTACGATATCGTTCAGGTGCGCAATTACGCGCATATCATGATGGCGACCAACGAAAAATGGGCAATCTCTGCGGCGATCGATGAACGTCGCTACATGGTCACGCAGGCCAATGCGAAATGGCGAGGGCGTCACGATCTTTGGCAGAAACTTCACGACGAACTAGACAAGGACAATTTCAGCGGCGGGCGTCGCTTCCTTCACGATCTGATCGAACGCGACATAGAGGGCTTTCACCCCCGGCAATATCCCATCACGCGCGCCTTGATCATGCAAAAGGTGCGCACGTTGCAGCCCATGCAGCAGTTCTTTTTCAATTGCGTGTTCACAGCGCAACTGCCCTTCGAGATTCGACGCGGCCCGTGGGAGGAAGATCGCATTCGGTTCTTTGCCGAAGATTTCCGCCAAGGCTTCGCGATTTGGTGCCGTGAGAACGGAATCAATCCGGGATCGAACTCACGCAGCAATGCTTATTTCCTTGAACAGGATATTCGCGAGCTTTTCCCATCGGCGCATACGCGTCTTCGCGATCCGACGCCGGAAGATTGGTTCAACGCTTCCAACATGCGCGAGCCACGCGCCCGCGCGATCGAAATCCCTTCCCTGCCCCAATGCCGTGAAGACTTCAACCGACTCTTGGGCGGCGATTGCGGTTGGACGGATGATGAAAAGGAGTTCGGGTGATGAATCAAATCAAACCAAGGTTTGTCGCGGCCGAATGCGTCGCAGATTGTCAGGATAGACGCTGCCCGTACAGCCATGTGAGCGGGTGGCGAGTGCCGCAAGTGTTATGTTTGTTCGTTTCTGAACGCGCCGCCAATGACTTTCTAGAACAAATACGACCGTACGGCGCTGGCGACACACTAGGCGATTGATTTGGAAGGAGTGAACACATGCGCGGATTCTCAGGACTAGGCCGACTCGCGGCAATGGCTGCAATGAGCCTTGGGGCTATGATTCCCCTGCAAACGATTACGATAACGCCGCCAACGATGCCCACGCCTAAGCGTCGGCCTCGCAATCCTACGCGCACCTATCCGTATCCGCGCGGGCGCACGTACACACGCATAGGCGATCGTGAGCGCGGGCGCTACGGCACAGACAAATCATTACACGGACTCGTCGGACATTGGTTGCAACGCGCATCACACCCTAACGGCTTGCCCAATCACTGCATTGGCGTCCCGTCTAACAGCGTCGTCGGCCCCGGAGGCATGGTCACCCGGCGCGCGGCCAACAAGGAGTCATGGTGATGATCTTCGACAGCAAAATTTTCGAGGCAGCACAAGCGTTGCTCGCGTCCGAAAAGTTCAGAGATCACGAAAGGCATAATTACGTCGCTCGCGATTTCCGCAGAGCTATCGAGGCGCTTGTTAGAAAAGATCGCGCACCGTATCAAGAACAGACGCACGAAGAGCAAAAACGGAATGTCCGACTCGCGTTTCTTCGCGCCCATATCGCAAAGCTCGAATACTCCATTCAGCGATTTGGGCACGCTTACGTGCCGCTGCAGCGGAACGGCATCGAAGCCGAACTCCTATATCGCCGTCTTCAGCTTAACGAACTTGAGCTTGAAAGCCGACGCCCGCCGCCAGCGAACAATCACTAGGAGTCATGGTGATGCGTAAAGTCACGCCGCGAATTTCAAGCGTCCCCTCCCGCGCCATCTATCAGGCATTGCGCGATCTTGAATGGGTTGAACGCTCGAAGCGCTTCACCGTCGAAATGGGTTTGTGGTTTGAACCCGAAGCGCATGGGCGTTGTTGCGTTTGCCTTGCCGGGGCCGTGTTGGCGCACGCGGGTAATTCAGCCAAGCTGGATTTGTGTCCTAGCAATTTTAACAAGCAGACGGCGCGCCGACTTTGCGGACTCGATTGCTTTCGATCCGGAGCATTGGCGGCCGGACTCGAAGAATTCGGCCGGGCTGTGCCGAACCATTTGCCGTCGTACATCGATATCGTTGAGTACGAAGACGATCCGTGGCTGTTCAAGCAACAGCTTCGCGCGCTCGCCGATCTTTTGAAGGCGAACAAGCTATGAGAGTTCCACTAGTTATCACCTTCATTCTGTTTGCGATCATCGTCGGCATGGTCGGAAGCGCGTTCGTTCAGTAGGATTCGTATCGTGCGTTGTATTGTCTGCCGAACATCGTTTGCCCCTCGCAACAACACGAAGACCTGTTCGCAGCTATGTTCGAAAGAGAATAAACAGAGCTATCGGAAACGTTGGCGCGACGCAAATAGAGACCGCCTTGCGTTTCTTAATAAGCGCTGGAATCAGGCTAATAAAAAACGGCGCGCAAAGCTGGCAAGGCGTTGGCGTGAGGCAAATAAAGAGCGGAACGATTTGCTAGCTAAACGCTGGCGGCTAGCGAATAAGGAACGCGTATCCGCCAACCGTCGGCGTTGGAAACAAGCTAATAAAGAACGTAGCGCGCGGCTGGATAAGAAATGGCGCAAAGCCAACAAAGAACACATCGCCGCCCGTCAGAAGCGTTGGTATGAAGCGAACAAGGAACGTGTTGATTCTAATCGCAGACGTTACCGCGAAGCTAACAAGGAACGTATCAACGTTGGGATTAAACGTTGGGCGGAAGCCAACAGAGAACGCGTCGCCGCCAACCATAAGCGTTGGTATGAAGCGAACAAGGAACGCGGCTCAATTTTAGCAAAGCAGCGCTATAGGAAAAACAAACACCTGTATGTTGCAAGAGCGAAACGTTACCGCGAGTTGCATCACGATTCATTTAAAGCGTATCAGTTGCGGTGGTATGAAGCGAACAAGGAACGACTAGCGCCCATCCGAAAACGCTGGAACAGGAATAATCCACAACGCACGAACGCGCTAAGCAAACGCAGTAATAAAGCTCGCTATTTGGCTTTCGCTATTGCGCGCAAGCTCGCGCCTCTGCTGTTCACCAATAGTCACGACACCAAGCAAATAACGGCCGCCTATCGTTTCTGCAAAGAATTCAACATCAAAATCTAGGAGTGACATCATGACTAAGCATCAAACATTTCCCTTTGATGAGTTGTTGCGGATCGCGAAAAACCTGACGGCCGAATTTGGCCGACAGCCAACCGATAAGGAGCTACGCGAAACGGCGTGGATTGAATTCAGCCTTACAGGCAAGCATGCCCGCGCATTGTTTGATTATTGGTTTGATCACAACGCGCACCGGATTGAATACGAACCGGAGAATGACGGTAACGGGCCGGTAGTGACACCCAAACCGGCACGTTTGAATCCGGTTACGCGTCCGCCCAAGTCGGACGAACAGAAGAAAGACGACGAAGATAAAATCGCCGAAACCGTACAAAAACTGAAAACGCTTGTTCTCATGGACCTGATCATGCCGAACGGCAAACGCCTTCGTGAGTGTACCGGGTCGGAGCTTGTTGGATTCGGCGGATGGCTTGCGGACGTTGGCAAGATCGTTCTGAAGAAAGGGACTCGTACGAAAGCAGGCACTGCGGCGACGGAAAAAGACATTCAAGCAGTTCTCAAACGTTACGCTAAGAAAAAGTGAGTCAGTCATGGCCGCAAGATTTGGCTACAATTCCGAAGCGATGAAGAATCGCACTTCTGCGAATGACACAGAACGTGAAATCGTTCGTGCTCTTTCGGTTTATGCATACAATATCGATTCGTTGTTTGGGCGAGGCTTCGCCCGCGACAATCCGATGTTTCTCGCTGCGGTTCTACAGGCAGTAGAGTTCAATTCTATTGGCCGCAGACTTATCGGAATAGAAGACGGTCTTTCGGGCGTAGGCGCCGCGATCGATACCATCTTTCGTAATGGCCCCGTCCACATCGCATATTTAGAAACTCTCGCCAATGCGGTCGGAGCTATCGCAGAAGTATTAAACAAATCCGAGTCACCCGATGTCTGACAAACTCAAGACCGCTTGCGAGCAACCGATTCCGCCTGAACGTTTAGCCCGCGTCGTCAACGCGGCTATTGCTTTCGTCAACGCGCCAGCGTTCCGACTGTTTCGTATGGCGATGCCGGAGGCTGAACGCCTCGCGCGTGAAGTCGAAGACGTTCTTACACCGACGATCAAACTCACGGAATGCACGGCCGGGCATTGCCTTGACCCGACGCGATGCGGGCGACACTCACAATGCTTGCACGCCGACGCATGGCGGAATGAGCCGTGAGCTACGTTTGCCCTCACTGCGGTTCGATCGTCAAACAGTCGTTTGAATTGCGGGCGCGCGTGTTGGACACAAGCAAGGGCACGAAGAGAACAGCCAAGGAAACCGGAGTCGATCGGCGAACGATTCAGCGTCTTCGCAAGCGTGTTCGCCAAGCCAAGGAGTCGGGCCAATGCCTAGGATGATCTTTGCAGCGCAGACGGTTCGCATGGAGGGCGGCAAAGCTAACACCGCAGATTTAGGCGAGCTTCAAGCCCTCGCCGCCGAAGGCTTCACGATCGCTTGCGGCTTCACAGTCGCGAGCGGCGCGCAACAGCTTTGGTTGCAGCGGCCGGATGAATCGAATCGCTTTCACGATATGGATTTCGGATGAGTCCGTTTTTCGCATTCTTCAAGGCTCTAGTCCGACAAGTACGCGGTGAATTTGGACGCCCGCCGGTCATTATGCTTTGTGGCGATCAAGTGAGTCTGCCCGGCGTGATCATAGAGCCGAAAGACGTGAAAGGAGATAACGACAATGAAGAGCCTTGAAGACCTGATCAGCGAAGCGGCGAAGCGCGGCCAACTGAATCACCTATCGCTGATTCAGACGACGAAGGGTTTCGCCGCCGCGTATCGCACGGCGAGCGCAAACGCTCATTCAATGGCGACACATGCGAACCCTGTTGAGGCTCTTCGCGCGGCGTTGCGCGACGGCGAAGGCGCAACGAAGCGCCGACGCGTGACAACCGCGAAGCCGGACGATCCGCACGCAACCGATGAAATGGATTTCGGGTGAATCCCCATGTTCGGCAAGCCCAATCAGACTCTAATAAAGGAATGGTGTAAGGACGATCGCCGCGCCGTCCAATACCTGCGTGACCGTGGGTTCTTTTTGCTGCCCGGCGGATGTTGGATGACTCCGCCAGACAAGGATGTGAACGCCAAGGATCAAGCGGCGTTTCGCTTCCTGCATGAGAATTTCGATTACAGCTATACGCTTTCCACCGACGAACCGCCGCACAAAAAATTCAGACACTAGGAGTCGAACCATGAGTCACGACATTCTGACAAAACGTCTGATTAGTCACGACGAAGCGCGGGCTGCGTTGCAGCGATTCGTTCATTCGCATTTCAGAGACGGCCGTGAAGTCGCGCGCTTCGGTATCCCAGCCCGGCCGGATTATGACGATGATTTGGTGTTAAGCGCGTACATCAAACAGCAAGAGGATCAACCGGAAACATCCGAATCAAGCAACGGCGGATGTGAGGATTGCAACAGGCCGTACGGTTATGAGCACGGTTTCCCAGACTTCGTTATCCCGTATGACGCATGGAAGCGAATATCAACAAGTGGCGACGATAGCGGGCTGCTTTGTCCAAGCTGTATTTGTCAACGCTTGCACGATAAAGGCATTCGCTGCGAAGGTGCATTCACGTCAGGGCCGATAATTTCTGTTTCCGAATCAACAATGTCTGCGTTGCGGCGTGTTGAAAATATTGAACTCGCTATTGACGGTCGCGACAACCGATGGTCGGGAATTCGCGAGCTAGTAAAAGACAATGAACCATGAAGCTCTGCGACATCTGTAGCGAACCTCTGATCAATAGACACGGCAACAGTAAAACATGTTCGCCGAAGTGCAGCGCCGCGTTGACGGCTAGGCGCTTACGGTATGATCAACTGGCGCACATTGAACGTAACCGCGAGTATGGCCGCAAATACAAACGCGATGTTCGGTTTATGATTACCGTTGAGAAGACGAAGATCATCGTTGAGCGCTACTTGATGCGAAACGTTAGTTGAAGATGCTGCGGAGTCCGGACTAGTTTTTGCGCATTGGAGTTTCTCATGCGTTCGATTTACCTGATCGGCTCGCTTCGCAATCCCAACATTCCCGATATCGGCAACGCGCTACGCGCGGCCGGGTTCGAAGCCTTCGACGATTGGTTTTCAGCCGGGAAAATTGCCGATGATAGCTGGCTTGAGTATGAGAAACGGCGCGGCCGTACCATGCTCGAAGCCCTTGAAGGGCACGCCGCGAAGAATGTCTTCGCCTTCGATCACAAGCATATCGAGCGCTGCGATTGCGCCGTGTTGGTCACGCCCGCCGGGAAGTCCGGACACCTTGAACTCGGATATGCGCTAGGACGCGGCAAGCCCGGCTATGTGCTCTTTACTGAAGAGCCTTCAAGATGGGACGTAATGTATCAATTCGCGTCCGGCGTCTTCGTTGAGCTTCCTAAGCTAATCGATGCTTTGAATTTCGAAGCCGAAGCGGTCGAAGACCTGTTGCGCGGCAAAGTGCAGTTTCAATTTCAGCCGGGCCTTGTTGCCTCTTACCCTTTACGTGATACCCGCGACGCCGCCGAGACTGACGCCGTTTTCGACGGCTATGCCAAATACTCCAAAACATTAGGAAGCGGTTTAATTTGGCTCGCGCCCGGCAGAATCAGGGAAATCGTATCGTGATCGCTCTTGCCTGCCAATGGATAGGCTTCGCCGCCGTCGTGTTCGGAATCTATCTCGCCGGACGTTGGCAGAATGCATCGGATTGTTTTCTGATCTCCGGCTCGTTCTGGCTGATCATTTGGGCCGTGATGCAGCCGGAAATTCCTTGGGCGATCTTGGCTCTTCAGATCATTGTCGGATTCATTGCATTCAATCGATTGCGGAGTCTCCCAAATGAGTAAGCCGCGTCTGTATCTCGCCGGGCCGATTTTGGGCCTTACCGAAGGCGACGCTAAGGATTGGCGCGACGACTTCACGAAGCGTCTTCAACCAAGCGGAATCGTCTGCGTATCGCCGCTGCGATGTGAACCGTCCGTTGATGGCGTGTACGCGTCAAGCTACGGCGATCTTTGTTTCGGAACGGCCGGGGCGATTACGGCAAAAAACTACATGGACGTGCAATCGTGCGCGGCCGTGCTCTGCTATTTCCCATATCGGGGCGTAGGCAAGGATCGCAGCGCCGGGACTATCGCTGAACTCGCATGGTCATTCGCGCTTCAGAAGCCGCGAGTCGTAGTGTCCGATGATGACTTCATTCGCAATCATCCGGTCATCAAGACAATGGCGCAATGGATGCTTCCCGATCTGGAAGCCGCCGAACGCCTCTTCAAAGGCATCCTGCCCGTGTACTGCGATCGTACATGGCAGGATCGCCCAACCGATACGTGAACGCGGCGGAAGCTGTACGCAGCGCCGTTGATGATCGCATGCGACGACGTTTCCCGATTCTGAGGATTAAAGGCAAGGCTATGCAACATCCCGGCAACACAGGCAACGCGGGCAGCGAAGGCGTTGCCGGTATGGACGGCGTTTCGAAGCCATTGAACCCCAAGGACGCGCTAGGCATCCTCAAGGTATGTTGGTCCGTGATCCCGCTCGCCGTGCTTTGGGAAATCGGCGTCGGCATGCTCGAAGGCGCGCTTAAATACGGCCGTCATAATTACCTTGTGATCGGCGTCCGCGCGTCCGTGTACTTTGACGCGACGGTTGCCCGGCACATGGCCGCATTCTGGGAAGGCGAAGACACAGACCCGGAGTCGGGAGTGTCTCATGTAACCAAGGCGATCTGTTCGCTGATCGTGTTACGCGCCGCGATGATCTTCGGGACATGGATCGATGACCGTCCGCCCAAGACTCCGGCCGGACATTTGGACGCGATGAACGTCAAGGTGAAAGCTTTGCTTGAGAAGTACCCCGAACCTGTCGCCGCCTATTGGGCAGACGGCAAGCGCGGGCCGGGGCGAATTCTCTAGGTCTTGACGTGCGTTTGTCGAATACGATCGTTCGCCAAGCCTTCAAGATGCTTTTGAGTGTCGGAAAGGCCGAGTCCCTGAATCACCTGTTCGCCGTCGAAGTACCCTTCATGGGTGACCTTACCGCTAGGCTTCGTCCATAAAATTTCAAGATTGTGCGGGCCGCGCTTGAGCGTCCACCGGGCTTTGCGATGCCCGCCGTTCTTGACCTGTGCTTTGTGGATTTTCCAGATCGGCCGCTTCAGTTTCTTTAACGGTTCGGTGTTCGCGGTTGTGATCTGCATCGGCGACGGCGCTTCGCTCTTCGCCTGAACATAGACCGGGAACGCCGCCCTGAAATCAGGCGTTGCCCAAAAATCGGCCCATTCCTCTACAAAGGCTCTAGCATCGTTTGGATTCTTATGGTTCGCCAGCGATACCGCGAAGTCATAGAACGCGCGTACGGCCTCAGAAACGTCACGGCTGCCCTTCCGTGTAGCTTTGCCCATAACCTTCCCTGTCTGTTTTCAAATGCGGGCACATTTGCCGCGCCGCAGTATTCATAGCCGGACATTGAACTTTCGGCAATCGGTTCGGTTCCCTAGAATTTGAATATTGTTAATCGGTTTTCAGAAAACAAGGCAAAAAAGTGCCGGGCACAAGGCCCGGCCAGTTGGGGAGTACCGCTAATGGGCGATTTCGAGCACTTTCGATGACGCCATTTCGAGCGCAACGCGATCGTCGGCATTGGGCTTGTCGCGGGCGATTTCGGTCAGTGCGCCGGACATGCCCCAAGCTGACCGGGGATTGCCGTACCAGTTGACTCGCTGTTCCGCCAGATCGTACGCTTCGTTCAGCGTACGATAGGCGAGGCCCGGCACGCGAAGACCGAACAGACGATAAGAACGGCCGTCCTTGTCCGGGCCAAGGATGCATTTCATCGCCGCGCTGATCTTCAGTTCGTCGTCCGCCGCCGATGACTCCGCGTACGCGACCAGTTCGGCATGCAGGCCGCTGAACGCCTTTGCGTTCACATCCTTGCCGACGTGCCGAATACGGATTTCCTTGACCTGCGAAGCGCCCCAGACGCGATGATTGCCACAGACGTATTCGTACAGGAACGTCATCACCATGAACGATCGCGCGCCGACTTCCGAATTGGCGACGAAGAAACCGCGCGAGAGTCCGCCGCCCGGCGCGTGCTCGAAGATGCGGCGTCCGCTATCGACCATGAAAGCGAACATGTCGCGGTCGCCAAGATAGAGGCCGCGTGAGCCATCGAACGCCGCCGGGGCCGGTTGCCAAGGTCCGTCCGCTTCGAGTTCAAGCAGGCGGCTTGTGATTTCGGCGTTCCAGATGCGCGAATACGAGTCGGACACCATCGCGCGGGCGACCGGCTTTGCATGATCGCCCGTGAAGAGGAATTGACGCTTTCCGATATCGTGCTTGGCAAGCCCTTCGTTGATGCAGTCGGCGGCGAGTGGCGGCGAAAGCCCTTGCAGATAGGACGCCGGGGCGGCGGGCTTCAGAGTCGAACAGAGTTGGCCAAACGACCAGTTCGTGAACGTGGCGATTTCGCCGCTCTTGGTGAACATTTTCACGTCGCCGTCTTCGGCGAGCGCGCAAGAGATTTCGGTTTCGGTTTCGACTCCGAAAGCTCGATCGTCAACCGCCTTGCGGTGCAGATCGCGAAGCGATGAAAACTTTTCATCGTCGCGGCGCGAAGCCCATTCGTTGTGTGCATGTGTAAGTGTCGTCATATGAAACTGTCCTTGATTGCGGATTTAACTAACACTCGGGACACTAGAACCGCGTTTTTGAAAACACAAGTTGCGGTTTCCAATTCGCCGCCACATATTTAAGAAAGTGTTGCGACATAGTTAAAATCAGAAACGTTAGTTGGAATCCGCCCGATTCAAAGGTATTTCCGCAGACGTTGGAACGTTCCCTATTGCCTCTATTTGGAGATTCATATGTCGAAATTCGAAATCGAAGCCGGACTCCCGGCCGATCAAGTCAAGCTGTTGAAGGGCCTCGCGACGAAGATCGATGCCCTTCTCGCCGCACTCGGCAAGAAACCCGGCAAGCCTGCCACCGAAGACGCTGCGGACGACGATCTTGCCGACGACTTGGGCGACGGCGAGGAAGAGGCCGAAGACGGCGACGGCGACGGCGAGGAAGAGGCCGAAGACGGCGACGGCGAGGAAGAGGCCGACGAAGAGGAAGCCAAGGCAACTCGCGCCGACGTGCAAGCCGCGCTTCGCGCTTACGCCGCCAAGACCAACAAGGCGACCGCCCTCGCCCTCATGAAGAAAATCGGCGGCACCGACGCCCTGACGAAGCTCAAGGAAGTCAAGTTCCAAGCCGTGATCGATGCGGCGAACAAGGCCGCGAAGGCGAAAAAGTAACCGGCGTGATCCGGTGACAAGCGGCGGGATGCGGTGAACAGACAGTTCGCCAGTAAATAAAACATCCCGCCGCCCATTCCCTCAGAGTCATTTGAACCATGTCATTTCACACGGCCCGCTCCCCGTCTCAGACCAAGCGCTTTCTTTCATGCGCGGGCGCGCTCGCGTTGTGCGAGGCCCTTCCCGACCATCAAAAGAATATCAGCGGCTACGCCGCACAACTCGGAACGGCGACGCACGGCCTTGTTGAGCGCTGTTTGTCCGAAGGGTCCGAACCGTCCGCGTATGAAGACCGGATCATTGAGCTTGTCGGCGAAGAGCAAAACGTTTCAATCCTGAAGCCGAACGCCAAGACGCCCGGTCCCGGCCGAACCTTTTTCATCATTGACGCCGATGTTATCGACGCCGCAACGGCCATGACCGATTATGTGCGGTCGCGCTGCAAAGAGCTTGGCGTTGCAGAGTCCGAACTGCAACTTGAAACCCGGACGAATCCCCTTCCCGAACGCGACGATACGTCCGGCACGGCCGACGTAACTATTGACGCCTTCGACGTGTTGGAAGTCCCCGACTATAAGAATGGGTACAACGTTGTTGAAGCCGATAGCGAACAGCTTCGGTCGTACCTATTAGGCAAGGCGA